ACAGATACGCTCTGCCCAAGAAGTGTCTGGTAAAATGCCGTCCAGAGTTCTTCGGAAGAATTGACGGTACTTCTGAGCAGCTCTAATTCCGCTTCTTTATCAGACTCGTAGTCTTCGCCCATCTTGTCCAAGGCATTGGTCTGAGCCTCGACAGAGTGGTCTCTCTGTGTGTCTGCAAGGTCTTTCTGCTTTTCTTCCAGCTCCTGCATTAGCGTGTTCCGCTCTGCCTGTGTGCTTCTGCTGTCATCCAGAGCAAGCTGGTCGATTCTGGCTTGCAGGTCTGCTATCTCTTTGACCTTATCGGCAATATCAGCTTCATAGTCGAACTCGTCCTTGGCGGACTCAATCATCTCTTTTCTTAGATTTATAATCTTTTGATAAGCATCTATCTGCTTCTTATAGACTTCCTCGATGTAATCGATGATATTGTTCTTTGTCTCCTGAACCTGATAACCCAAATCCTCAATGGAGCCCGCAGCGTCGATGTTGTCATCGTTGAGCTGCTCCGTCACATCTATCAGGCCTTCCGTTTCCTTGCGGAGGGCATTGGTCGCTTCCTGCAGCGTGTCATACTTGCCAGCAGATGACGCCGTAAGCTCATTCAGATGTTCAAGGTTCTTAATATACAGCTCATTTGTTTCGCTGTTATACTCGACCTCAAACCCAAGCGCCCGAAGAGCACCGACATTGGATGCGATGGTGCTCTTTTTCAGCTCCATCAAATCCTTTTCAGCGGCCATCTCTTCTTTATAGGCATCAATCAAATCGCTGGATAGCTTAATTTTCTCAGCTGGGTCTTCCGCATACTTCAGCTTTTTCGCCAGAGAGTTTGCCCGTTCTTGTGCAGCCTGCAGCCGCTTCTCAGCTTCGTAATAAGCATCGATATCAGCGATATATTCTTCGACTGTTTTAATCTTGTCTTTTGTATCGCTGTCGCCATCTGAGCTGCCTCCGCTACTGCTATCGCTTCTACTGCCATAAGAGCTACCGGCAGAACCATAGATACTCGTCAGGTCAAGCCCACGCAGCGCCTCAAGGTTCTTGTAGGCGTTGACTGTCCGCTGTTTGAAATCTTCCAGCGCGGCGATACGCTGGGCGGACGCCTGCTCCTGTTGTGAAATCCAATTGTCAAGCGTTTCTGTTCCGACATAGGCTGCTGCACCATCAAAAGTTACGATAACATCCCCAGCATCAATCGAGGTGTTACCTGCGGCGCCAGATACTGCGGACTGGAAGTAGTGAGAAATACCCTGCCAGTTACCAGTCGTAGCATCTTTAACAGCTTGACTCAGTGCGCCCCAAACGCTGGAAGCAATGTTGCGAATCTTGGCAAACAGACTGTTGCCGTAGCTGTTGGTTGCCTCAAGCGACTTGGAGAATCCTTGTGTATGTGCGCTTTTAATGGTATTCGCATACGGTTTCCAAATGTTCTCCGTTGCCTGCTGACCATACTCGTTCTCTTTGCCAAGTTTATTATTCAGAGCCTCTTCGTTTACGGTCAGCATACCGTTTTCCATCGCAACATAATTCCGGCCTTGCAGGTCGTTGAGCTCGTTCATTTTAGCGATAAGAGCCTCTTCCTGCTGAACCTGGCCGTTCACAGTCATGTTCTTGATATCGGCAATGATGTTCGCCTTTTCCGTTTCCATCGCAAGCTGGTCGTTGATAACCTGCTCGGTCGCTTTCAACTCTGCGATTTTCGTGTCAAGCTGCGCATCATATTCAGCTTCATTCATCTCAAGAACGCTGTTTAGCAACTGTCGCTGACCATCGATAGACCCATCAACAAACAGGTCTGCCTGTTCCAAAAGCTTCGGATACTGCAAGGCGAGATTGGCGAGTTGCTGCTTTGTCATGGCAGTGCCAGAGTTCAGTCTGTCCATTGCAGAGATGATGCTGTCAAGGCCATCCTTCGCACTATCCAGGCCGGATATCATATCGGAGAAATCGAGGGTGTTCACCATATCGGCGTTGGCATATTTCAGCCATTCGATTTTCTCCTGCAGTTCCTCAAAGGTCATGGAGCCTTCTTCGGAGATAATGTTATAAGCGATTTCCAGCTCCTGCGCGGACATTTCGCCTAAAAGCGCATCGTACTTGCCGCCAACGCCGCCGATAGCTTCTTTAACAGCAGCAAGCTGTCGCTCAATCGTGTCGGTTTCTAATGAGAGTTTAAGGTATTTGATGGTATCATCGTCAAACCCGGCTGCTTCAAGGTCGCTGATAATCGCATCGACAGTTTCTTGGAATTCATCAACATTGATGTCACCGGCATCGAACAGCCCCTTCAGGTCGAACAGGCCAGTCATTGCATTTTGTACTTCCGGCGTTAGCTTGTCGATGAAGTCATTTATCTGAACCTTAATATCGGTAATGGCATCTTCATCGGGAACAATCTTTCCCCAGAAGTTTTTCTTCGTAACATCATCAACGCCAAAACGGTCAATAAAGTTGGAAACAATGTTTTGTGCTTCTGTACTTAAATCATCATAAGCAGCGTTGTTCTGCGCAACAAGCTTCAGCTGGTCAGCAACATCCTGATTGGCCTTTTCAAGCCCATCTCGTGCCTCACCATAACGGACAGCAGCGTTCTTTGTCTTTTCGACAGCAGCCTCAAAATCAGAGAGAGACTCGAAGCCAACTTCCGTATAGTCAATAGAGGCCGCAATCTTTCCAATATTGTGAGATACCTGGTCTGCATAGTCGTCCCAGAAATCGCCCCATTGGTAATAGCCGTACTCGTTGGTGTATTTTTCCAGCTCCTTGCCAATATCGGTTACTCCAAGAGCCTTCATAATCTGCTCGGACAAATATCGGCTCTTATTGTCTCCAGAGTTTCCTGCAAATTCGGGTGTCACATCTCTATCATTGACACGGAACATACCCCACATATTGTTTGACAAATCCGTATCAGTGGTTAGAATATCGCTGTTTTTCAGCTTATCATAAGATGCTGCATATCCTTTAATAACCTCAGAAAGTTTTTCTGTGGTTGTCATCTGACGAAGCTCGCTCTTATACTGCTGCTCCTGCAGCTCGATAGCTCGCTCAATCAGCTCATTCTTGTCTGCAAGATAACCGTTTTCAATGCTATAGCCTTCTGACAGTGCGGGAGAGATGTCCACAATCGTCTGAACGATTTGCTTATATCGGTCATACTCATCTGCTGTCAGTGAAATATTCTCACCATAGCGAGAGACACCGTGTGAAAGCGTCTCAAACTCTTCCTTCAACGACTGCAATTTATCGATGTTATCGGAGTTTGTTTGCCGGAACTCATTAAACGCATTGGTCAGCTCGTTTGCTTTTTCAATCGCTTCATCGCTGGCGTTAATCAAATGCGTAATGCCCGTGATGATTCCCTGAATCACCAATCCGATTCCCAACGAAATAAGCATATTGATGGCCGTATTGAGCGCCGTTACACCAATCGCGGCTGCCTTTGAGCTTGCACCAAACGCTTTGGTCTCTATGCCAGCCTGTTTGCAGTATGCTTTGTAGCCGGACATGGAGGCTTTGCCGCCCTTCAGAGACTTTAGATAGCCAGACAGAGCGTCGTCAGTACCATCAAGATATTTAATGAATATCTGCTGCGTCTGTATAGATGAGCCGAGAACCTTGTTATACTCGGCTATGTTTTTGCTTGCCGCAGACCAATCCGTAATGCCTCCGGAAAGCCCTACTTTACCGTCAACAACATCAAAGATTCCAAGGTTCTTTCCTTTGGCACCGCTATATGCGGTTACAGCGGCAGTGATTGTGGAAATCAAAGCAGGGAACGAACCCAGTTTATCAATGATTGCGGTCAGTGTTTCAAGAATCGCCGTCCCGCCATCTACAACACCCTTAACAAGCCCGGAGTTTACAAACGATGCAGAGAGTTTTTCAAATGCGGCCTGGAACTGCGCAACCTTACCATTGATAGAGTCGAGATACTTCTCATTTTCATTCAGTGCAGAACCCGCTGAATTCATCGCCACTTCAAGAACAGCCTCCGCATCTGCGAAGTTGTTCAGCAGTGATGCTACCACATTGCTGTTTCTTTTACCGCCAATCATCTCCATGATGTTGGCTTTGGTAATATCCGTAAGGTCTCCCCAAACTTTGGAAAGTTCCTTCAAAATCTGATAAGTGCTCTTGAAGGTGTTTTCGTCCAGCTGAATATCAACCCGTCCGCTGGTTAGCGCAAGAATTTCCTTTCTCAGCTTGGAGACACTTTCTGCCATACCTTCTGTGCTTTCACCAGCTTCTTCCGCTTCGGTCTTTGCCGCACGAAGATACATGGAAACGGTCTTCATAGTTGTACCGACCTTCTCAGGGTCTTGCACAACATTGTTTGCCGCCGTTACCAAGGCAATGCTCTCGTCTAAGCTGTTACCGGCAGCTGCAAGAGCGGACGCTGAACGCACTAATGCGTCGCCCACGCCCTTAGAAGAAATGGCAAATCGGTTGCCGACCTCATTGAATCTGTCAACAATGGTCATTACATTGGCAGCCTCAATGCCGAATGCTTTCATGGTAGAGATGACGCTCTCTGACGCCTCGGAAATATCATTGATGCCATCGCCAACATTTTTGTAGACCAGCGCAGCATCTGCTAACTCTGCCGCTTCGCTAATGGAGTAGCCCAGTCTCGCAAAGTCTGCTGTTGCCGTAATCGTATCAGTCAGCGTTGCCCCAAGGCTCTTGGCACGCACAGCCGCTTCATTGAAGAATCGAGTATAGGTCGCTCTGGTTTCATCGGTAACTTTCTTCAATTCGGTCATGGCCGCATCCAGCGCCCGCACATTGGTCACCATCTGCTTGAAGTTGTTGACCATGACCATCAGGCTTCTCGTCACCAGCATCCATCCGCCGAACTTCTTATAAGCGGATGAGATGATTCCTACAAGAGTATTGCCCTTCTTGCCGGACTCCGTAATGGAAGTATCCAGTGCGGCAAAATCAGACAGCAGCTTTCGCAAGTCTGTCTTGCTCATGCTCGTCATACCATCGGCGGCATTCTTACTGTCGTTCCATACACCGAGCAGCTGCTCTCGCATTAGCTTGAGCTGTTCCAGCTCCGTACCGTCAATGCGAGGATTCTTATCAATGTAAGTGCTGACTTTCTTATAAGCACTGATGACCTCGTTGATGGTCGCCATCTTCTCTTTATTGGCGGCCTCTGCGCTCCTTGCCGCAGCAGCTTCTGCCGCAGCAGCTTCTTCCGCAGCCTGACGCTCAGCGTAAATCCGGTTGATGTTCTCCAGAATGGCTGCGCCTTCTGCTTCAAGACTCAGTCTGTACTCATCGCTTGTAGCCTCTTTGGACGCACGAACCGTCTCCACGCTCATCGCCCACAGGCGATACTGCTCCACCAACGATGCCACACGCTGGCTCTCGCTTTCAGACACACCGCTGTCAACCAGACCGTTCAAGCTTCTCTGTACAACAGTCTTCTGATGCCCAAGCGCCTCCATCTGTACCTTGAACGCTGCAACCTTGCGTGCGGCTTCGTCTGCTGCGTCGCCTGCGTCCTTCAGTTTTGACTTGACTTCGCCGATGTTTTCGGCGGTAAGGGTGACACTTGTCCCCTTATCAAGGTTGATTGTGTTAATGACGGCGCTTAACTGTTTCCTGAAATCAGTAATGGCACCGGCACCGATTTTAATCTTCGACAAATTGACATAGAATTTGCCGCTGTTGCTAATGGCATCCAGTTCCTTACGCAGCTGCTCGCCAAATGTTTTGGTGTCAACTGTCACGGTAGCCTTGATGTTCTTCATGATTTCAGCAAGCTCTTTGCGAATCAGAGCTTCACTGTCACCGTCTGCACCACCGCGAGCGACGCCGATTAGTAACCGTACATCTGCATCCATTGCCATCGTCATCACCGTCCTTTACGAAGAAAAGGCTTGGCACAAAGCCAAGCCTTTCAAAATTTATTGTTCATATATCTCTGCGGCAACCGCAGTTACATTGTAGTCAGAACCATAGTTCCCGTTGAAATCACTGATTGCCTGCTGGATAAACTTGAGCGCCTCACGCTCTTTTTTGCTGCGCACCCATGCAAAGTCTTCGTTGTGCAGCGAACGGCCAATCGCCTCTCCAGATGGTGAGTGACCATCCCACCAACCATATACATAGTTGGATGCGTGGTATCCGTTATTAAACAAAGCCACAATGTTGTCGATTCCGCCATAACTCGTAGCGTCGTTCTCAAGAGAATCACGATGTAGGTCGCCGCCAAAATATAAAGGAACCTCGAAGCCGTCTCCAATACGAATGATGCTTCCACTGTCCATCTCGTCAATGTGCTTCATCACAGATTCAGGCAGGTCATAGCTTTTAGCCGTCATCTGAAGAACCTGTATAAACTTTGCGGCAGCTTCCCAGCCACGCTTTTCAGGAACGATAGAATCTCCGGCGGCAGTTTTTTCTACGCCGTCTCTGGTGTATTCCGCCATCTTTTCCTGTAAGCGGGCTTGCCCCTGCGGAGACCTAATCCATGCGTTTAGCTTGCTTGACAAGCTCATTCTTTATAATCCTCTCTTTGTTCAAGAAAGGCCTGTACAAGCTTCTGCTCATCTACGCCGCCCTTATCAATAGCGCCAATCAGCTTCGCAACATCGCTGCCGTTTACCCCGGCAAACATCTCTGAAGTCTTTTTGGAAACATCCTCAAAGGATGCCGCAAGCTGCTGAATCTGCTTCTCAATCGCCATGATATTGGTGTTGCAGATGTAGTCGATTTTCTCATCAATCGCCCGAAGAATTTCATCAAACTGGGCGGAACTGATATGCTTGCTCACCATTGCCACAGCGTCCGTGTTGTAAATAAGCGTGTATCGATGCTCCAGATTCTCAGGGAGCGTGAAGTTTGCATATCGAGTCAAGAGGTTACTTTTAATCAGCAGGTCTTTGACCTCCGGCATATACCCCTCATCATGAAAACAACTGGACACAACATTGTCCACAAATGCCAGCATCTGTGCAATCGAAATCGTATGCTTGATAACGACCTCGTTACCAAACCAGTGTTCTGTAGTATTCGGAACAGCCTGCTCCTTCAACACCTTATCAAAAGATGCAATCGAAATCTTCTTCTCTTTATCAGCCATTGTCTGCGTCCTCCTTTTTGTTCTTATTGCGCTTTTGTTCTTTGCGCAAAGTCTGTACGGCCTCATAGTCCAGCCAGCCGCCCCATTTTTTTACATAGGTAATCCATCGATAGCGCACATCTGGATAATTGTGCCAGAACATTTTTCGCTTAATTTTAGCAACGCTGTCCGGACAACCCTTGGTATCAATCACCTCTGTATGTCCGTCGGCATACTCTATGTAGAAATCTGCCACATAGGTAATCGGTAACACCGTCTTTCCATCGTGTGTGAACTTTGGTTGCAGTTCATATTTTTTCTGTAGTTCAAAATGAACCACATCACCGCTTTCCACTCTGGGACAAAGCACATCACGAAAATATTTCATCTCAAGCTGACTGTCGAACACAATTCCTGCGAATGTTCGTTTGTCTTTGTCTTTGTCAACATTGAATTTTGTTCTCGCCATATCTCTCCTAATAGAAAAAGGGAGGGCGGATTACTCCACCCTCCCGGTTACTTATTCCTCTTCCACAGGTTTCTCGCCGATAAGCTCAGCATTAACAACCACCTGTTCAATGACAGGCTCTGCGCACTTCTTGCGCTTGGTCTTCTTCTGCGGATTAACAATCCCACGAGATTCGTTAATCTTTTGCAGATAGATTGCACCGCACTCAGGCGAACAAGCTACTTCCTGCCAGCGAAATACACCTGCAGCTCGATTGGCACTACGGCAGGCTTCATATTCCTTACCGCATACCCGGCATTTTTTGACCGCAGAAGCCATCTGTGTCACCAACTTTCTTAGGCAACATCCTCAGCGTTTGCACCGAAGATGGTATAAGTCCACAGGGCGCCGCTGGTGCCGCAGGCGCCAGACAGAGATTCTGCCTCAAAAGCATGAACAGTCTGGTTATCGCCCATCTCGAAGCTGAACTCGCCGTTGAAGTCAGCCTTGGGGATATAGAACTGAATACGGAACACATTGGCGCACTTATCCTCGGCGAAAGCGTCAATGTACAGAGCACACTTGCCAGAGTAGTGGTCGCTCAGGTTCTCCAGAACATCGGCCTGAATCTGACGCATATAGAACACGACAATTTCAGTGCCATCGGCAATCTCGCCCTCGTTGAAGGCAAGCGCCTTGCTGGTGGGATTGTAGGTGAACACGCCCTCGGCAACTTCGGCGCCCTGAGTCAGCGTCTTGCCAAGAGTGCCGTTAGCGTTCTTGACATAAACAGACTCAATCTCGTTGCCGGTCGTACCGACGGCCTTGTACTGTGTGGCAGCCGCATTACCGGTAACGGTAAGATAATCCGTCCACTTCACAGTGGTCTTCTTATTCTCGAACTCGCTGCCAACCTGCAATTCGAGCAGACCACCGGACACAAGACCATTGGTGCCGCTGACGGTAACAGCCTTGTTCTTCTTCAGAGAGTTCAGCTTGCGACCCTGCTTACCGGTAATATCGGTCTTCTCCTGAGTCTGTGCAATGGTCGCATTCTGCAGCTCATCCAGAGTGAACTTGTAGGCGCCTGTCACGATATCAAAAGCATTGATGGTCTCAAGGCTGGTGATAGTGATATCATTGATATTCATATAGACATTCCTCCTATTTATGGGTTAGCCAATTCCAATCGTCTTGGCTTAGGTCTTTTGCGCTGACTGTGCCAGCATAGATGCCGTGCATCTTGTTGTCATAGTCGATTTTCTTGATAATCTGTCGCACGCTTTCGTTGAACTGATAGATTGAAAGTTCTCGTGTCCCCTCAAATCCATAGTGGTACTGTTCTGTATTGACGAGCGCAACAATCAACTCCTCAAGTTGAGAAGCGTTTTCTCGGTTGCGCTGTCTGCGCATTTTTTTGCGTGCGCGTTCAATCATGTATTCTTTGGCTTCACCGTTGGCTGGTTTGCGATTATCCTTCTCAAGATGGTGAATTTTCCTGAGCGCACCGGCAATCTGTGCGTGAATGGCTCGGTCGATAACTACCCCTGAACTTTCATCGACCAACACGATGTTCCCGTTCTGCTCGTTTACGGCAGCTTGGAATCGTTTCAAATCAAGGTCTGCAAAAACAAGAGAGGTATCTTGTTCTTTCAGGGTGCCGACCAAAAGAAGGAAAAGGTCATATTCATCAATGGTGGTAAAGTCGATTCCGATATCATCAAGCTGAACCATCATATCAATCGGCATAGCCGTCAGCATCGCCACAATGCTGTAGTACCCATCTTCACATTCCAGGATTTCTCCAACCGTTGGAATCTTGATGTGAATAGCATCATTGATGTCGTACTCACGCCGATAAAGCATATTTCTTGTGCGCATTTATCCGGTCTTCCTGTTGGATGGAACGGGCTTGCCCGTGGGCGATACCCGGTTGAAATCCTTTGCCTGGAATGTCATGACCTTTCCCTGATAATCCGTCACCGGAGCGAACCTTTTTACTGCGTATAAATCCATCTCGCCAAGCCCGTAGTACCTGCTTCCGTTTACCGCTTTGGCAATTTCAGAACACAGCCTGTCCACTCTGACGCCACCCTTTGGCAGCTTCATCTTGCTTTTATGGGTAAAGACCCAAACATACAGAACGGGAATTAAAAAGGTTTTATTCAGCGACTTTTGTACATCCACATCACAGCAGATAAAGGTCTGACCATGCTCAATGGTGTCCGGTACATATTCAAAGGGAAATACCTGTGAATATACAAACCTCTCCGGTTGGTCGCTGTCCTTGTAGTTGTCGTCCAAAAGGCGAATGATTTCTGCATTTGTCAGCAGGTCATCCATCAGTTGGTTCTTATAGTCATAGAACTCTTCAAGCTGCATCAGAACCACACCTTCTTTCCGCCGGGAGTGTCACCGCCCGGTGTTTCTTCGCCATCTTTGCCGGGCTCATCAGGCGTACCTTCCTGCCCTTCTCTCGGGAAGTACTTGTAGTAGTTGGCAATGTGCAGTTCAAAGTTATCGGTGTCCTCGGTATTACATTCTGTCAGAACATAATTCAGAACGCCGGTTCCATTGAAGCTTCCGCCAAGCTTAAACGGCTTTGTCAGACGATAGGCGAGAACATTATGAGAGTCATAGTCATCAATCAAGAATCTGCTTTCGCGGTTCAACTGAATGGAGTACTCATCCTTTGCAATCGTCATGGACACTCTGGAGTCACCACGAACGACAATGTATTCGTTGTCGCCGTATTCACCGGTCAGGTATTTTGTTCCGTCTGTGATGATACACCATCGCTCAACAATCGTTCCATCAGCCGCTACCCAACGCAACAGATAATTACACTGCTGCATAGTGCCTTTGGCGTACAGTTCGCTGTTGGCATCCTTTTCTGTGATAAGCCAATAATTGTCCATCCAATGCACAAGGCCGCCGTGCGGCAAATCTTCTCCCGGCATTGTACACAGTGTTTTCATATTCAGATTGTCCGAATTGATAACTGCTAACTCGCGTGGCTGCCCATCTATAGTCAGCTTGTGGTAGGACAGACTTGAAGGAAACTTTGTGTTCAAAAAGGCACACTCTCTACGCTTTACGGCGTCCCTTTTATTTGTGCCGTTTGCCGCCATTCTGGCCTGATAAGTACTCCAGGGATTCATTATGACACCTCCTGCTGTACGACATACCTCGCTTTCAGCTTGTTGCAAATCGAAATGGCGCGAAACACCTCTCGCTTTACAACGCTTACTTCGCATTCGGGCGTATCAATCAGGTATTGCAAAATTGCAATCAATGACAGAAGAAGCGGGTCGTCGTGAATTGCTTCGATAAGCTCCTTACACCCAAGCAGTTCCGCCTGGAGACTTCTCATATAAACTTCCAATGAACTTTCTCCGCTTTCCTTAATAGGAAGAATCTTGAAGAAAAGATTTACGAGGGCGCGGAAATAGTTATTCAGCATCGTGGCGTCCATCGGCACGCCCACCGTGGTCTGAATCATCATATATGCAAGTCCGTCAAATCCCCGTGGTTGTACGAATACTCCCTCATCATATTCGTAAAATCCTTTTGAGCTGCTTTGTATGCGTTTCCAATCCGCATCAGCAGTTCGGCGGGGGAATAGGTGGTAAAGTCTCTTGTGTTCAGGACGCTCTCAAGACTTTCCTGCCTGTATGTAAAAGGTTTCATCCACTGTACCAGCATACCCTCGGAAATAATATCTGCCAGCTCATCCAAATCTCCGTCGGCAATATCGATATCAAACTCACGGATAACATCATCGCCGGTAGTCGAGAGGTCGTACTTGCAGATTTTTCTGAAAGCTGCAATGGCTCGCTTCATGTAACCGTCAATCAAAGAGTTGCGCTCAAATACACGCATATTGACGAAATCAAATTCTGATACTTTAGAGAGGAACGCACCTGTGAACACATCATAAGAAACACTCATTCACCGTCACGCTCCTTTATCGTTCCACCAGCTCAACACCAAGACATTTCTCCAATGTGTTAATCACCCGGTTTGAATCGATTTCCTCCTCTGCGATAAGCTGCTTGGCGCGATACGCCACAGACTTCCGCTGTCCCTCCGAGAGCTTGGAAATAATATCCTCAATCTCGCCAACGGGTTTCTTGAACAACTGGTCGAAATCCTGAATGTTCAAAGAGTTCTTGTAATACTGTCTCATACCGAGATAGTCGATAACCCAGTCCTCATCAAACATGAACCAGTTGTTGATGAAATATTTCTTGTTGGAGTTCCTTGCGTTTTTCAATTCGCTCAGCTCCATATCCTGCTCTGCTCCAAAAGACTCCCAGCTCCAACGCTCGCCGGTGCGCTTGCTCTTATAAACAAGCCGTCCCTGAAAGCCGTTGCGAACAGTGATAATCTGATTGGGGTCAATCTCCTTCGGAACCACAGGCTTTTTTGCGGTTTCGGAGACTTCCGCAGCAGGCCGCTCTGCGGCGGTGCTTGTGCCCTCTGCCGGGCTGCGGCGTGTTCTGGGCTTGCTTACTGTTTCGTTAGACATAACATCTCCCTTTCATACATAATGCGGGGCTCGCAAGGAGCCCCGCTTTTGTCTGTTGTCTATCCGTTAGGCGATTTCGTAACGGCCAATACCGGCGTTGCCGCCAGCAAGGACGATGCCCATGCCGTACTTCTCGCCATACAGGTATTCCTGCGTCAGGTCACCGTTGGCGGTAGGCTCGCCCATGATAACAATGGGGTCACCTTCGTACACGCACTTGATGGGCTTGTCGTCACCGGCGATAATGGTCAGCATATCGTCTGCCAGCACGAAGTCGGTAGAGCCGACCTTATGACGCTGGGGAGCCACAACGACAGGAGTGCCATAGAACTTACCGGCGTAGCCCATGTTGTACAGGTCTTCCTTCGCTTTGTCACCCAGAGGAGTGACATCCAGATTGCGGATTGCCTTCTTAGTGCCGATAATAGTAGCAGCCTTGCCACCGGCAGCAGCCTCAACATGAGCAATCAGGTCGAGCAGTTCGTCCTCATCGTATGCACCAGCGGCGGGGAAGTAGGTCACGCCGCCGAAGTCCTGTGCAGATGCATTGCTCCACAGAGCATACACATCGTTGAGCAACTTCTGACGGAAGGACTCAGCCACCTTGTTGATAAAGTGGTTAAAGTCAACACGACCGGAAAGCACACGGTTGAGTTCTTCGTAAATCTTCACAACCTTCAGTGAAGTGGGAATAGACACTTCGCTGAAGCCGCCAAGACGCTGACGACGGATGCCCTGAGTGCCGTCCGCTGCCTCGGATACGATGAACAGGGTGCTGTCCTCCACTTCAAAGATGTTCTTGTCACCCTCAGCGACATTGCGGAAATCAACCAGTGCGTTGAAATATTCATCGCCCTGCAGACCCTCAACAACGGTGCGGCTGAGGACTTCCTCAATCAGGGTAAACAGACCACTGCACTTGCCGTCACGAATATTTTTGTAATTCAGAGTTGTGCTGCCGCCATTGGCCTCAATCAGAGCCTTCTGCAAAAGCTCCATAGACTGACCAACGGAATACTGCTCAACATTGCCGTGATAGGCATCGACGGCAATCTTGATGATATCTTTCATTTCAGCCATAGTTATTCTCCTCCCTTCAAATTAACCGCCAACACTGGGGGTAGATGCCGCAGTGGTTTCAGTTTTGCCAATCTTAATGGCATAGTAGGTGTAACGACCGGCTACCTCGACATCCACGCAGGTGCCGAAACCAGTACCAGCAGCATCAATCTTGCCACCAGTACCAATGCCGACCTTGGCGCCCTTGGTGGGAGCAGTACCGCCCACAAAACCCTCTTTGGTCACGGAGAAAATGTTGCGGCTGCGGGGGATATAACCACGCACTGATTTACCGGCCTCGTTGATATACTCATCGAGATTCTTCTTGCGCTCATCGTACATAACCTCAACGCCAGCAACGATAGCGCACTCATTCAGGTCATCGTCCGCAGTAGCGGCGACAGCCTTCATCACCTCGCGCTCACCATCTTCATATCCCTGAAGCTTGACGATAACGCCGTTTTCAACCTCGGCGGGCTGACCGTCCGCACCATAAAAGCGCAGAGAAACGAGGTCAGCAGGCTGTTTGGTACCGCTCATCAAATCGGTACGGATAACTGTATAAGCCATAATCGACTCCTCCTTGTTGTTTATTTAATTGTGCTGACTGGGCTTAGAAAAGCCATACTCAGCAAACGCACCGCCATAAGGCTCCTGCGTCGGTTCTGCTCGCTGGATGGGCAGTTTGGGGGTTTTGGGTTCATAAGAGAACTTTGCGGTCACGCCGCTTCTGCCACGGATTGCGTAGCATTTTTCCTCCAAAACATCTGCCGTGTAGTCCATGCAGTGCTCACGCAGATTTTCAAATGCCTCGACGCCGACCAAGTCTTCAAACTGAGCGAAGACTTCATCCCGCTCGCCCTTGGCAATGGCGTTCTCGGTGTCTGTCTTAAACTGGCGCAAAGTGCCAAGCTCGTTCTCCATAGACGAAATCGTGTCGGAGGCGGTCTGGTACTTCTCCGCCCACTGGGTATCGTTTGCGGTGTACTTCTCAGCAACCTTTGCAAACATACCGCTGATGGGGTCAGCTTGCCCGCCCTCATCAAACGGGACAAGTGCAAGCTTCATGCGTTTCTTACCGGCAAAATCAATGACCACATGGTCGCCATCCATTGAGTAAGGGAAACCGTAAAGATTCCAGTCCGTGACATCGGTTGCGTACACTTCGGACGCATCCCGGTCATAGTCCCAGAACCAATAGTGAGAATCCATGCCCCAGCAGGTCTCAACCTTTTCTGCCTCCAGAGCGCCAAACAGCTCCTGACGGAACTGGCTTTCCAGGGCAAAGTTTTCAGTACCTTTCTCGGGTTCTGCTGCGGGAGCAGCGGTGGCGGGTTTCAACTCTTCAAACTTAGCCCGAAGCTCTTCCACGGAAAACTCCTCAATGTTGAAGTCAAGCATATCGGCAGTCAGGCCGAATTCTGCCATCAGTGCAACTTTCTGTTCCAATACCTCTTCTCCTCCTTCCGAATAATTTTGTGGGTGTATGCCAACCTCTTGCGAGGGTTGTGCTGTAGTAAACGAATCCTTGAATTCTCGCATCATCATTGCAAGCTGCTGTTTGAAATCATCACATGAGAACATCTCCAACGATGCTGATTCATAGCACGGCTTTGCCGTACCCAAGAGACAAAAGGCGGTAAACTCAAATCGGTCAATAACATATACGCCATCGACCATTCCGCCCTCTTTCACGGTAATCTCCATAGACTCATCCGTGATGCCGTCATCTTTGATTTTGCGGTATGCTTCCTGCCGCTTCCAGATAAGCGCATCCACGCAGAGGTATTCATGCAGGCCGGAGTCATCTTCAATTTCCTCCCACCAATACTTTGCGCTTTCAGGAATCACGCCTACCGGCTGCGTGATATTCACAATCCGCATTCCATTATCGTCAGAGACAAGCTCCATATCATGTGACCCGATGGTATCTGATTCCCTGTCGTAGTTGCACACAATAGGACAGTTATAGATACTCGGCATACATCGTTCAAAGGTTTCCTTGCTGATGAAGCTGTTATTGCGGTTTTTCCCGGTGTACGCTACACGGAGAACGCCGCTGTCAAAAGATGAATTGCGCTCAACAAGATTGCGTATCCCGGAAGAGAACACGATGCTCATGTTTCTCTCGCCCATATCACAGTTCACCACCTTTGGATAAAATAAATCCACGCTTTGTGCAAGCGTGGGTCAGAATGTCAGCGTGTCTGACAGTACATATCGAATATCCTCGTCTTCAAAATTCAGATTGCCTGTATTCAAAAACACAAAGATATGTTTCTCGTTATTTTGCCCCAGCATTTCACACCCTCTGGACAACAACTGGTCACGAGCATTCTCATCAAACACATAAATGAAATTCTCCATATACATACCTCCGATTAGCCCCAGTCGTCAGAGTCTTCTCTGGACTGCTCACCGGAGTCGGTCAGGTCACCCGTATCCTTCTGCGGAGCGCCCCCCTCATCGGTTGCTGCAGTGCTTGCAGAAGAACTCTGCGTAGAAGAACTCTGCAGCGGCTTAAACCGTTCAGCAAGACCGAGCACATCATTTTCAAGGAAACTCATGCAATCAACTTCACTCTGAGACAACCCCTGCGATGCCGCATACATGGAAATAAAAGGAAGACCATACTGACACGCTTTGAGATACATATCTCCCAGCTCTTTTCTGTTGAAAGGACTGCAATCAAGGAATGTGATTTTGAAATTCTTTCCGTACCCCTGATACTGAATGAAGCGGTTGACCATATCCTCAATGCTTTTTACAATGCCAAAGGTAACCGCTTGGTCTGCCTTAATAGAAAGCAGCAACGCATTTGCGGACGCCTTGTCATTGTTGAACAGGAGCGAAGATACACCAGCCGCTGTAAAGAGATTCTGTTCAGCGTCAGATATGGTATTCGTATCGCCGGTGTTGGACTTCTCAAAGCTTATCTTGTTGATAGGCATGGGGGAGAGAACGCTGCCTATTTCCTCCGGCAGTACGGAATCCAGATTGCGCCAAAACTCTTTGGCCTTGTCCAAATCCATCTGCCATTCGCCGTCTGCATTGATGCCAAGCGTCATAACCAGCATGGCATAGTTCTCAAGTGTGGTCTTGGTGAGCTTTAGCTGCTTATAATCTTCGAGGTCATACACCTCCCGCAAAATACCTGCAAACGGGGGAATGGCATAATCCAGAATATCGTTGTTACACTTGATAGCGAAGGATGTCGGGGAATCCAGCTCCTGCCACTTTTTCTGCCTGTTCTTCTGATAAACCTTGTACTTTGTCTGGAACTCTGTCGGATAGAACTCCAGATACTGTGAGTGACCATCAAAATAAGAAAAATCGAATGTCACATTCAACACATTCCCCTCAATGGTCGAGATGGCGCAGTAATCAGCCGGAAGCTGCTGGATGGTAATGCTGTCGCTTGTGACCCACAGTGTCCCATAAAAAGTGTCCTCGCGCAGACACACCGTCAGTATTTTGGGAAACTGCGACCGCACATTCATTGCAGACATGGTATTCAAAACCTTTCTGTAATTGCGGTTGACCGATTTCATATTAACAGCCTTGGGGTCAATATGGTACGGAGAGACGACATACGCAAAATCGGAAAGGCCAGTGAAATACTGGATGAGCCTGCGGAAATGAGAGCTTGCCCCGTAGATATAAGTAACTGCCTTGCGAAGCTGCTTCTCATATCGGTACGGGTCTGTCAGATATGTAGCAATGTCGTCTTTCTTATATAGAGAAAATGTAGGCGCATTGGTGTTGTTGTTCAAATCCCTTGTAATCAAGTGATTGAGTAGGGCGAACTTTCTGGAGATACCAATCATGCCCTCCATATTGGTAGACTTGCCGTTTTCAGAACTGCTCACTCAGGTATCACCACCTTTCTATTTTATTTTGGGCGGCTTAAACATGAAGATATCGCTGGAGTTAAACTCTGCCGCCTTTGTGCGGATAAGCTTACTCTCAAGCTGCGCCGCCACATAGTAGTTATAGCTAAGGCTGGAATAGCGGTCTTTCCGCATACCCGCCCGTTCAAAAACCTTTACCCGCCCGCCAGACTCGTCATGCTGTAGTTTGACAAGCTCGTCAACCAACAAAGTTGTGTGAATGTACGGCATTTGTAGCCTGACCTTCTCAGCCGGTGAAAGGCTGGCATATCCTCTGATTTCAGACAGGATATTTTCCGCCTCATACTCCGTAACGAGAAGGCGTATCTTACCGCTTCGGAAGCCCTCACGCAGCAGGACAGCACATTCAGAGTTCAGCGCAGGAGTGCCCTTGATTGCCCAAATTACTTTATCTGCACCCTTTACCGTGCATCTGTCCGCCATCTCCTGATTATTGCAACAGGACAGCGCAGGATAGATTTCGCCGCTTTCCGGGTCAACCATATCTCGAACCAAAGCGTCATACACGCCGAGGCCAAGCCCGGTGCAGTCCAGCACGATATAGTCACAATCGAACTCGTCATAAAGCTTGCGGATGACCAAAGCTTGGTCTTCTGTATGAAGCCCCTCTGAAGAGTCCCCATAAATGATATTGCTTGTGTACCTTCCAGACTTGGTTGGAAGCATCTGGTTGATGAACACAGCCGTTGCGTCGTTGTTATGCTTTTTGCTGGACATCAACGCAATATCCGCAGACAAGATTCGCTTTTCACCAAGCTGCTTTGGCTGGATTTTGATTTTGTTGTTGCCAAGGAGGACAGAAACGCGCTCCGGCAGCATGGGATATTTAATGCGCCTGTTCTTCGAGATGGAGTTGAACTCAAAGAACGAACCGTCCGTGTCGCCAAACCAAAGGGCATCCATCTCCATACTCCATTTCACTTCACTGAAGTCGGACTCTGCCATTTGGTCTGCCACATCCTCTTTGAACAGTAGCCCCTCTTGAATTGCCAGCTGATACGGGAATCCACACACGAAGTCTTTTCGCTTATCGTCCAGCATAAACCGACAGTTGTCCTCAGCTTTGGTATAAGACCAATGGTCTTTGAAGTAGGCAGAAGAAAGATATAGTGTCTTGTTACGCTCCGCCAAGTGCTTATAGGCTGGATTGTTCAGATATCCGGGAAGTCTCGGGTTCGTCAGGAACTTACGGAGAATCGTATCGATAATATCCTTGGATACCATGCGATACTCATCAATCAGCAGAATGTTGGCACGATTGCCTCGTGCATTATCACTGGCGGTAACGACCTTAATAAATGAACCGTTCTTAAATACAATCTGCGCATTGGTTGCATTTATCTTGGTCTGCTTATCGTCAATCTCATTACACAGCTCCGGCGAGCATGGCCGCAATTCCGTTTGTATTTTTTCAAGCACATTGATACTCTGACCCCGTGTGCCGGAGGCGATGCATATCTTTGTGCCGGGGTACAAGATACAACGGATACAGCAGAAGATTGCCGATAAGAATGTTTTACCCAGACCTCGACTTGCAATAAAAACAAATGTCGTGGAGACATTCATCATCACCAGCAATATCTTCTGAAAAAGATGCAAGTCCAGATGCAGGTAGTCCTTTGCAAACCGATGGGGGTTCGCTCGATAATAGGCGCACCATACGGCGGCGCCGCTCATAATGCGCTCTTGTCGTGTCACTCAGCGATACTCGCTTTGTCCGAGCTGAAGATGTCGTTGAACATTGTTTCATCATCTTCATCCTCGTATTCAGGGCGTTCAATACGCATCTTGGCAATTTCATCTTCATACAACTTGCAGTATGTATTCTTAATGCCAAGCATTTTGCAAAGATGTCCCAGGAACCAAATCGTGATGTAGCGAACGATTCCGTCCACATCCTTCAGTTCCGGGTCTGGTTCTGGAATGGGCTTTGTGTTTTCCCACTTCCGAATCCACACGCCGAACGGCGTCCCATCGACCGCCGCATCTGCGCCTTCTTTTTTCTGCGCGGGCTTCAAGTTCATACTGCCAAGCAGCGTATTGAGTGCATTGACATTCTTGTCAATTGCTTTACCCTGCGCACTGTCACGACTGATTGTCGCTTCCAAAATGCAAATCTGTTTATATAAAGACCGTTCGCTCGGTTCCACAACAGGAACGCCGTTTGTCCAGTCCTGGTAGCGCCGCTCAAGCTCTACATAAAAATCAGATGTAAATCCCGCACCCCAGAAATCTATAATCTTCTGGTCAACTGGTGTCTCTTCGGTTTCATCCAATGATTGGGGGTGCTCTTGGTAGATGGCGCCAGAGCGCTGGCAATCCAATGCATTGCCCTCTGCGATAGTATCGTCAAAAGTCTTGTCAATATATCGAATCAGATTGGTCTTCCCGATATAATTACGAATACGAGAATTAACGCCTACGGTGCGCTCCACCATGTTGTAAATGTCTTCATTCCAATATAGGTCAAGCTTCATGCACATCCGGCGCATAGCCTCTTTGTCATCACCGATGGAGGCTCTGTACTGTTCATACATATCCTCCACACAGTCGTTGCAGATAGGTAGATAGCCGGAGCCTCGGTACATCAGACTGTGGCTAACAGGGAAATACCCTTTCTTGCGGCTATACGATGTACCGCATCTGCAGCAGTAAAACTTCTGAGAAGTTTGTAGTAGCATTGAGTCATCTGTCGTCTTTTCAAGCTTTCTGCGTCTCGGGGTGTCTGCCATTTACATCCGCCCCCTTTTATGATTTCCCTCCCACAGCTTAACGGCCATACGCATTTTGTTGCCAGGGTAAAAGCGAGGAATCCAGTGCGCAGGGACATCGACCTTCTCCCCAGTCTGTGGGTTCGGACAGCTTCGCGCCTTGCGTTCCAAAATATCGAAACAACCGAAGTTGTGAATTGAAATTGTATTGCCCTCTTCGAGATTTTCCAAAATAAGATTGGTAAAATCATCAACAATGCTTGTGGCGGCCTTCTTCGTGTAGCCATGCCTGTCCACAAGCTGCTGGATTAAATCGACCCTTTTAATATCCATCCTTGCCTTCCTTTCCGTTACAGGTCTGACAGTGACTTCTGTGCGTCAGACCGAATATCACCATTCTCGTCAAAGTACTGCGAAATCTGTTCCTCTGCGCTCAGGTCTTTATAAACGCGAACCATGTCAGCAGATTCCCACCCGATGATGTCTTGAATGATATTGTCTGGCAAACCGAGCTTGGAAAGGTGCGTTGTAAAGTAATGCCGCAGACTGTGCCAGTAAAAATCTTCACCTGTCATCCTGCTAAAGGTGTTCGCCCAGCTGTTGAGCGTTGTCTCACTCATTTGTTCACTTGTCGTTCCAGCAGGAAACAGCCACTCACTTTCAATACCAAGTTCCGTCCGTTCACGCATCCATGCATCAAAATATGGTTTGAACTTTTTTGCCAGCGTGTAGCAGTAAATGTATTTGCCCAGGCCGAACCCTTTTGTCTGAATCGGTTCACTGGTCTTGTACAACGCCCCGCCGCATACAAGGTTGTCATCTTTGAAATCGTCAACCCGGAATCGGCAAAGCTCTGCCTTGCGTCGCCCGCTGCACATAGCGAGAGCCACGGCACAGGCTTTTTTGTTTTGCCCGGAGGCAAGCAGGTCATCAAGAAGCTTGTCCAGAGCTTCGTCGCTCCACACCGTTTTCTTTCGCACCTGTTGCATAGCAGGGTTCTCTATCTTTCTTACGGTAGAACGGAACCCCTTAAACTCATCTTCATCATCCAAGATGTTCTCCACATAATTGGAGAGCGAGGAAATCGCAGACTTCAATCGCCGCACACGAGCGGGAGAATTGCCGTTCTCATTGATGAGCCAATGCTGATATGCAGCATAATCACGCTTGGAGATTTTCGGGAAAAACTTATTCCCATTGTTCTGCAAATTCCAAACCCAGAAGATGTCCAGGTCATTTGCATAGCCCGCAATCGTCTTAGGGCTGCGCTGCACTGACTGCAGATAGGCAATAAAATCATGCTTTAGACGGATGTTTTCCGGGTTGACCTGACTTAAAAGCTCAGGGCTTGTGATTTCGTTTTGCTTTGTTTTTCGGGGCATACAAGCCACCTCGCTTTCTATTGAATTAAAAACTGGTTGCGGGCATCGGAGTTGAACCGATTCCTCAAGGTTTATGAGACCTGCGACTTAACCGCTTGTCCTGCCCGCAATATGGTGGGAGAGGTTGGATTTGAACCAACGCAGCCCGAAGGCGGCAGATTTACAGTCTGCTGTAATTGACCGCTCTACCACTCTCCCAAAGTATGGTGAGGTCGGAGGGAATCGAACCCATCGTTACCGCCGTGAAAGGGCGGTGTCTTAGCCGCTTGACCACGACCCCGTGTAAAAACTTATATTCTGCGTCAAAGCAAATGCGGCGGGGTGGAGAGGTTAGACGCAGAAGCCGAAAGCGACGCCACGACTGAAGCTGGCGTTGTTACGGTCGGCGGTGCCGCTGCTGGTGACATAACAGAAATTATTGCTGTAGCCAGAATTAGGAGAACGCCCCCACCAGACGCCAGCGGAGCCACCTTTGTTCTTCACCTTCGAGTTGCCTGCCTTGTAATATGCGTACTGCGTTCCTTCTCCAGAAACGGAATAGGTGGTGGAACCAAAGTCTCGATGAAATCAGAAGAGGGCTGCCCATTGCGGACAGCCCTCGCGGGTTGTTTATTGAAGTGGGACGCCGTAAGAACAGCGAACTCCCTCTGCATCGCAGATACATACCATCTGCTCTGCTTTCCCGTAAATTCGTTTCTGTACGCAGTAATCATCCATTCCGAGAAAGCTTCCTGCCATGATGGTCTTGACGCCTTGCACTTCATCAATCTTGTTATGGTGCAAGTGCCCGGACAACACGGCGTACAGCGGAGTTCTTGCCATTGTCTGCAATGCCTGCACTTTGCTGGCGGAACCATCAAAATCTCCGTGGACGCCACAGTATGTCTTGCCACGGATATTGATAAGATACATGGTGCTGTCGATTTTGACGGAGCTTCCTTCCGCTGCACCAATCGTTACATTCTCAAAGTTCTGCAATCGTGCGCCGAGATACCACTCGACCAAGTCGTCTAAACGCTCACTGAGCAAAGCGTCATCCTTGTTGGGCGTAATGCGGCTGTGATTGCCCGCCACACTGACAAACACCACAGACTTGAAATGCTTGCTCAGTTCGGCAATGAACTCTGCAATCAATTCTGAAACACCCTTGATTTGCTCAATCACATTCTCTTTGTTGGTGACAGCAATAGACTGGTGAATGTTGCCGCTGATAGCGTCGCCGTTTGACCAGACAATACAATTCTCGCTGCCGTGAGTCTCACCAATAGCAACGACCCTGTCCAGATATCGGCACATCATCTCTCTGCACACATCTGAGTTGTATGTATTCCAATGGTTGTCCACATCCGCACCGTAATGGATGTCGTTGAGACTGACCAACAGGTCATTGTCGGACGACTCGATGTGGCACGGCTCATAGGCAAGGCGAGGTAAGTTTCCGCTCCTGACTGCCTCCACAAGAATCTCGTTAAGTTCCTCCTGTCGGGAACGCTCACGAATTAGTTTGTTGAATGCATTTCTCTGGTCAAAGAACTTCTGTCGTTCCTTGAGCAGCTCAATGCGTCTGGTCTCCAGTGCAGACAGCTGCTCTTCATCGCATACGGCGTCCTCACCATCACGCTCAATAGCTTCGATGATGGTACGCATCCCGTACATCCTCTTCCGGACTTCACTGGAGTTGAAGCAGTTGCCCTCACCAAACAGACGCTCGCTCAAATCCTCGTACTCATCGTCTATGGTGTGGTCAACCAGCTTTCCCATAACGATGTTGCGCATTTCTTTATAGCTTGCTGTATTGGTGCCTATGGCTTACACTCCCTTTCGTTTGTCACGAGGGCGCTCCTGCCCACGCAGGCTGCGCAACAGTCTCATGGGGGCGCCCTCCTCAACCATATAATAATGATGCCGTTTTGAGTCGCTCTTCATCGTGCGCACAATGTGAACACGGGGGAACTTCTCACGAATGGCCTCTTTTTCTGATAAAGTAATTGCAATCACTGAACTATCATCCTTTGCTTCAAATTTTTATTTTATAGATTTGCTTCTATCATTCATTACAACACCCCATCAAACACGCCCTTTTACCTTGTGGCACAACGGTTTGACGGGGGTACTTTTTGTAAACAGATTCAATTTTTCAAAGCCTGTCTTCGGCGCATTACTGAATTTACAATCTGTCTTGTGTGAAGCTCCACAGCGCAGTTGGGACAATACTTTTGCGGACGGCCTTTGGCGGGTTCTTGTACCTTTACCGTCAGACCACAGTTCTCGCACTCAAAGTATTGTCCGCCATAATGCTTCATGTACTGATAGCCCAGGTTGCGGAAGTCCTGAATATGCATCGCTGTTTTACCGTTTTCCATAAAACACACCTGCACATTCAGATTGTCAATCTTTTTGGAAAACCGAATAAAACCAGCACTGCGTAGTTCTGCGAACATAAGGCTCTGCCGTTTGATAGATGTATTGATATTCGCCATCTGCATAACTTCCTTATCGGAACTGTTGACCCAATGATTGTTCTTGTCGGATGCGGCGTCCCAGTACTTGGCAACACACAACAGCGTGAACGCCAACCGCCGAAGCTGCTTTCCTTCAAGCGACTCAATCTTTCGCAGTTCGTTATCGGTGATGTCAACCCCGTCCAACCGAATCAATGGGAACTTAGCGACATTCTTTGTCAGCTTGTCCAGAACATCCGACCACTGGACAAGCGAGACGGATGGGTCGCACTGCAGCATAAAGGAGTCGAGCAGCCGCCGAATCTCTTTTTTGCTGTATTGGTTCGCATAGTAGTATCTTGAAATGCGGTTAAGCGTCTCCACGGGTTTCTGCCCAAGCTCGTGGTTGTTCAACATTCTCTCCGCCCAGTCATATTCGTTAAGAACAATGCTCATTGAATTCCTCCAGTCTTTTTTGTCTCAGGGTAAAGCGATTCCCGCAGAACACGATTTCTCCGGCGGGGTCGATAGTCGGATAAGAAATCAATCCCTCGTGCTTGTTCAGCAGATTGCAGATGATTTCATTTCCGCACATCTCCCATGCAAACCGTTTGGTCGAGCTCTTCCGGTAGCAAATGTCCAATACGATGTCGCACAGGGCAAACCGATTGGAGCAAATCTTGCTGCACTCCTGCTCAAACTCAGTGCGCATTTCCATCATCTTTGAGAAGGTGTCATACTCGTCTACCCTTTCGTAGTTCGCAAACACAGCATAGCTGCGCAGCCGGTGGTTATAATTCTCATACAGCTTCAGAATTGCGTTGTACTGTGAACGGGTATAAGCGGCGCCGCTTTTCATAACGGTGTAGTCAAACTCCGTCTCTGCACTGTGCCGTCCGAGATACCCGTCAAACTCTTGCTCGAAACGGCGGCATATCCGGTTCATCACACAGTCGTGATTACCCACGGGCATCCGGGACTCATAATAGCGGAGGAAATCCTTCTGCCGGTCACTCAGTTCGGTAGGCGGCAGCTCCAGCAATTCATCTACCGTCATCTGGAATTCACGCATGGCATTCTTATTAGTGTTTTTTATGTATGTATTGTATTGCTTCATCAGCGCAGGATAGATAATACGCATGAAATACGGCTTCTTATCCGCTACGATTTTCTGATAAAAGCGGCGCTTGGCGGGGTCTTCAATGGTGTTGACGCTGTGGCGGTCGTGCCATTCTCTCGGCATGGGTTTGGCAATAATACCTTTGGCCTTGTCGATAGCATTCTGTTGGAATAGCTGTCCACACTTGATACGATAATCAAGCGCCTCGTATTCTTCGCTGCCCTTTTTGAATTGCGCCCGCACATCAAACATGGAGGTAATCCAGTTTGTTGTTTTTCCGATATCGTCGCCGAAGCTGTCGATATTCGCCTGAATGAAGTCTGCCTCGGTGACGATTTTCTTTTTGGCATTACGCTGCACACACATCAGCGCAGGAAGTTCTCTCAGGTTGCGGACGAGAACATCGTTATCGGTCAGCATCACAAGGTCGCCATCTTTGTCCATGCCATTCAGGGCGTGGGCAGCAGTGTCCCACGAATTGAAGATAGTGCAGGTCGTCATATACTGATACCAGTAAGCCGCCACCTCGCTGTGGTTCGGATACACCAATCGAATATTATTGTGGCAGGTCATTGGTGCTCGATAGCAGGCAAGCTTCTGCGCGCCCTGTCGGCACCAGTACTGGTTATAGATTTCACCGGCCTTTAATAGCCCCGTCACCGGCATGGCAAAGATGTGCTGACAGAGGGAGTAGGGGTCGCCGGACACAATGGAATAATTTCCGTGTACCTTCAGCACACCCACCTTAGCCTCGTTAATGCGGTTCTTTATCATCTGGTAAACGCTACTCTGAACATAGGGGTCATTAAGAATGTGGGGCTCAATCATCAGCGCCTTTATAAAGTCGTTTTCCATGCAGCCGACATTCTCTTCGTTCAGCCCTGCGCCTTTGAGAAACAGAACGGTTTTTGCCCAATCGGCATACAGCACATCCTTTATCTCATCCATTGTTGGCTTGATGAGCTGCTCCATATCTGCGTCATCCAGCTCATAGCTCTGGATGAACTGATAGTTCAGTGTTCTCTCGCTTTCCAGCTCTCTGGGGCAGGTCTTCGCCACGCCGAAGGTATAACCGTTGCGGAGACAATTCTGTACATAGTCATCGCAGCTGTCATAGGCGTCCCACAGCTTCAGCATGGATGTTGTCAGTATCAGTTCCACATTCCGCACATCCACATCGTTACCCCATGCGTCCTTGACAATGTAAGTCCCTGCGATATTCTCGGCGAAGTCCAAAAAGTCAAAGGTAAATACCATACCCTTCTCCCATGAGAATCTGGTGTTCACTCCGCTGACAAGATAGTCAAGTTCAAGCTCCTCTGACCAACGCCTTGCCAGAGATGGAAGCATCAGGCCATATCCGTCTGACTCCTTAAGCTGCACCGTTGTTTGCTTACGCTCCTCCATCATAGGTTCGCCGTCGCCCTCATCGTTCAGGTAAATGATATCGGACAGGAACTCCGTCTCACAGTCGCTTACCACCAGAATACCGTGCGGCATAGACACGGGGATGGATGCGCTGCAAGTCAATGCGTTATAAGCTTCCAGCTTGGCAGGCACCATCGCCTTTTCCATATTGCGACCGTTGTTGATACGCCTACGGATTTCATCTGCGTGCCGTTCGCTGACAAAGACAATCGTCTCATTCTTGACGCCGCCGTTCGTCCCCAAGAGCCGCTGATACTTGATGCCGTTAATGCTGAATCCACGGCAGGCACGGTGATAATCTTTTTCCTTGTCGATGATTACGCACAGATAATCCGGCTTGAACTGGATGGTGTCCAGTTGCGCATAAAGCTGCTTGATGCGGCGACGATTCTGCACACTGTTCTGCTCTTTGCGCAGACGCCGAATTTCCATCTTGATTTCCTTCGCTCTGACCTCAGCATCTGTAATCCCGTTCAGCTCATCCAGCCAGCGCAATACCTGGCTGTCTGCAAGCGAAATGACCTCATCGTTTCGTCTCGCCTCCGCTATGGGCAGCGTCAGCTTCCACTTGGCCTTTCGCAGTCTGCTGCTATGCAGTTTGAAGATATACTTCTGACATACTAACTGTTTTGCCAGACTTGCTCACCTCACAGTTGTATTATATTTAATTGCTATGATAGGAGAAAAATAAAAGCCTTACTCGTAGTCTTCGGCTGTATATTGAAACCATTCTCGGTAAAAGCGCATCCGCTCGCGTTCTATGTATCGTTCCAGCTCCGCTTCGTTTTCAAGCGGGTTCTCAAGAATCTCCTCCTGCTTGAGCCACAGTTCATCGGAATCTTCATATGTATAAGGGTAACTATTCTGCAATCGTCTTTCCTCCGTTCGTCGTGTCTATCCAATTTATGAGCAACTCTCTCATGCGCTTGCTCGGTATGTATAGGTTAATGGGGCGGTCATCACGAATGGCGCTTCTCCATATCCACTGCAGCATCTCTGACAGTGCGAAGGCATCCGCATCAATAGTAATATTCTGGGCATGGAAGAATTTCATGATGTTGGGGTCTGCAAACCGGTTGACCATGTATGCCACATCGGTACGGTCTTTGTACTCATTGGTCGCTCTGGCACTGGTCTGTAAAAAGTTCTTTCGGAACCTTCCTGTTTTGCTGTCCACCAGTTTGTTTACATCGCTCTTGTAGCAAGTCCACAGTCGTGTATCCTGACCACCGCCTTGGACACTTTGAAAGAACTTCTTCATGCCGTTTCGCAGCGTGCGAATCTCAGCGTTGTTATACCCCCGTTTGTCGTACCATGACTTGGACAGGGTATAAGTCTTGTCCCCAACAGCATTGAGTTTTGGGCTGTCCACAATATGTATCAGGTCGTGGTAATCCAGGGGCGGCGGTTCATCCGGCCTGTCAGAGAATCGATAGCCATTGGCGTCGCTCTCCACACCAACTACTCTGTAGTCAAACCCGAAATAATCCAGGTATGCTTTCTGGTACTGCCCATTGAAAAGATAGGTCAGCATGAACACTTCGTCAAATGAGCGAAGTAGTTCTGGGTTGAGAATGTTCAGCAGCGCATTGTCCAGCCGGAATAGTGAGCGGGTGTTTGCCATCTCCTTGTAATCGCTGAACCGCCCGGTGTACTCCTCATCTTTCCACTGGATGCATCCGTCTTCTAAAACTTCAGCGAGCTGTGTGACAATCAGGTCGAAATCCTTATCGGTGATATTCAACCTCTCTATCACCTGGATGCTCTCATCTACGATAAGAGAATAGTGCTTCTCTCGAATTAGCTTCAGCGCCTCGTCATCCATCAGATAAAACAGCGAATGCGTTGCGGAGACATTGTGTCCAAGACGAAGGTGGAGCTTCAACTCAGATGACTTGCTCATGTGGTCACTGTCCGGCTGGTCAAAGTCGCAGCGTTCGCAGATACGCCCGACCTCGTCCAGATATGGGGTGATGTACAAAAACCGCTTGTTGTCCTTGTGCCGGTTCATGTAACGAATAGCTGCCGACGATTTACCTCTGCCCATACGGGCGTCAACAATAGTTATCTGGTTCATTTGGTGGTGTCATCACATCCTTTCTGCGTATTTTTGATTAACCAAACCATCCAAAAAATTTTAGGACACAAAAAAGCCGCTCGACTGGTTATACTGTCGCTATCAACGCAGCTCCTGTAACCTGCTTTGAGTAGCTTTTTTAATAGCTCTTTTTTCAAACTCCTCCTTCTTTATAACCTTTGAATCGAAAATCCTTGCAGCACAAGGACTTTCCAAAACGGCCAGGACACTCGGTGTGTCCTAACTTGTTTATCTGATATACGATTATCAAGGTGCAGCAGATGGTCATTAGGCCATCAAAATCTCAGTCTCTCCAATGTCACTATCGACCAGATAGTTGTGGTTGACGCTGCCGAGGTTGAGGTTCCGATAGGCTTCATCAATCTCTTCGCTGGTGATGCCGATGTAGTCCAGAGTCTGAGCAGCGGTGGAGTGACCAAATATCTTCTGGAGAAGCAGCAGCTTGCGGGGGTCGTTGCCGCTCATCACCATCTGATGATAGGCGAAGGTCTTACGCAGTGTATGGGTCGCCATACGATTACCAAGGCCAAGGTCTTTAGCGATACCCTTAAGCATAAGGTCAACGGCCTGCTTGCTGATAGGCTTGTTTTCGTTCACTCCATTATTGGACTGGCTGCGGAACATATAGTCGCTGAGGTGAACACCGGGCGTGTTTTCAAGATACAGAGTCACAGCTTCCACAACTGCTGTGTTAATGGTGATGTAGCGGTTGCGCTGACGCTTGCGGGTGTTTCTCGTCTTCTTCTCCAGAACCGGAAAGCGGTCACGGAAAGTACAATCATCATTGATGATATGAGTGAATCGAAGCATACGGAGGTCACTGATACGAAGTCCAAAGTTGATACCAACAATGAACAGCATATTATCTCTGAACCGCTTTTGTCCAATCAGGAACTGAGAGATGCGGATGATGTCATCCATGCTCTTGATAGGTTCAGCGGAGTGCTCGACAGCAAGGTCGGTATGCACCTCTTCAGCAGCGGGGGCGATGAGGCCAGCCTTGAGCTTACGACAGCTCTGCTGGACGGTGGCGATATCGATGACAGATGAGGGCTTAGCCTCCTGTGTGAAGTCGATGTGGATTATCTTAGCCATCGTAGCTCTCCTTTCTCAATCAAAATGTAGTCTATTTAATTATCTTGATTATACCGATATTATACCACATTCCTTTATGGAATGTAAGTATAATTAGTAGACAACATAGGGAAAACAGTGAAAAACAGAAGTATAAATAACAGCGGCGTAGTTAAGCCCTTTTCTCTTTTGGACAAGTTGAATCCTCCTCACAAGCATCCACGCAAAGGGCTTAACCAATCATGTTCCTCTGGACATTATTTGCCGAGAAAGCAAGTAAAATCAAGGCGTGTGGGGTTTGCAATAAAAAGTGATGGTTTGGGTCAGATGAACCGACTACATCTGTTTGCGCTGTCGGCGGGGGCTGAAAAGACCATAACCACCCCCCTACTTGCCATAGCACCGAAAAGGCAAGTAGACACCACAGCGGCAACAGCGGCACGACAGGCGGCAAGCAAGGCGGGGACAGTCGCAACAGGGTACACCCCTTGCGGCTATGGGTGTATGTCAAAAAATTGTGTTGACATTGTATGCAAGTGGTGCTATACTTGTTCATGCCGAACAAGGCAAGCGGGACACCACAACACCACAACACCACCGCAAGCCAAAAACACCAACGGCAGAAAGGAAACACAAGATGAACACGAACACGAAAGCAACCGCACAGGCGAAAGCCAACACCACCACCGAAAGCGCATTTGAAACCGTCAAGCGCAACTATGAAACCGCCCTTGCACAAGGCAAGGACACCACACAGGAATTGACCGCCCTTGCAACCGCCGTTGCATACAGTGTCATAAACAAGTGCATTGACCCACAGCGCAAGACCGCCGCACAGCGGGACACCGCAAGCAACACGGGATTTAATCCCGCTATGGTAGCACTGAAAAGAGGGATTGCCGCTGACCTTGCCACGCTGGACAACACCCGCCGCAACGCCAACGCCGCAACCGCCACAACCTACAACGCCGACGGCGATTTAGTGACAGTGACGGCAGACAAGGACGCCGCCGCCGCCCTTGTTGACCTTATGGAAACCACCCTTTCGGACGGAATAGACCTTGTTCAGACCGCCGCCCTTGCCATTTTGGAACAAGCCGCCGAACACGCCAACGGCGAAAGTTGGCTTGATAGCAAGTACACCGTTCGCCGCTTGTCCCGCCGTGTCTATATCCGTTCGGACGAAAGCGCGGCATATAGGGACGATGAAACGACACCCATTCAAGAGGTTTACAGGGCTGTACGGCAGGCCGTCCAAAATTCCCGCGCCGTTCAGACTGACCCCCGCAACGGGTACAGCTACATAGAGGATATGACAGCGGACGGACTGGACACCATCTATTATCGCATGGGCAAATATACCGATTTAGGCGGGTACGATTGCAACGGCAACTATACCACCGACAGACAAGCCGCCGCCGACTATGAAACACTTGTTGCAAGTCTGAACTTGACCGACAGACAAGCGCAAATTCTCCGCTTGCGTATGCAGGGCAAGGGATACAAGGCAATAGCAACCTATTTAGGCGTGACACAAAGGGCGATTGCAAAGACCGTTGGACAGATACAGACGAAAGCCACGGCGGCGGGACTGACCCCGCACGGACAGACCACCGCGCAGGACTAAACCGAACACGACACCGCACGAAAGGCGGGGGCGAAAAGCCCCCGCCCCTTTCTTTTGGACAGACCACCCGCAACCGCAAGGAACACCCGCCGCCCCGCCGCCTACAGGGTACACCCCTTGCGGTTAAGGGTGCAGGGCAAGACCCCGCCGCCCCGCCGCCTACAGGGTACACCCCTTGCGGTTAAGGGTGCAGGGCAAGACCCCGCAAGGCAAGCCACGGAATACAAGCGGAGATGTTCGCCACTTCCGGGAATGGCAAGCCAACGCACTATTGAGCGAATGTCAATAGAGTACCTTTGCTATCAAAGGCGTCGCCGGTGCATGAGAGTTAGGCTCATGGTACGAGATAGTGAAAATCCCCGGAGGTTTGCGCCTATGAACCTAAGTGCGGCTTGCATAACTGATGGCTATACAAGAACGACTTTTGAAAGTAAGTAGTATCGTCCGAGTTTTCTACCCAAGGGTATTGTGCTCCGAGGAGCCGAAAGCAAGGGCATATAGATATGAAAGCCGAATTTGGTCAAGTATTGCGAATTGAACAGAACAGTCCCCGATAGAAATGAGTATCGGAAATGGTGCGTGTTCCGTTCGATACTGCAACGGCTGTGGGGAAAAATATACCCCATGCGCCGAAATGCAGAGCCGGAACCATTTCAAATATCGGGTTTATCATTGATAGAGCCGCCGAAGAAAACCCTCGGCGGCTTCATTGAGTGATAAACCTGTTATCACCCAAGAAAAAACTGTGAAAGGGGCATTTCAAAATGACCAGAGAAGAAAACATCGCCAAATTGGCACAGTTGCGCTCTGACGCCGAAGCCCTTGTCAAGGATTACAATGATGCAATCCAGAACGGCAAGTATGAGGACGCAACCAAAGCGGAAAAGGCTATGACCGAAAAGGTCAACGAGTACACCGCTACTGTCCGGGATATGTGCTTTGAGGACTGCAAAAACACTGATAATCCCATGCTCACCGCAGTCACGACCTTGTCCTATGTTACCATCGGGGTCAAGGACGAGCAGAAGGGCGATGACAAGGTTCCCGTCCGCGCTATCGTGGATAAAGAGCGTCAGATTGACCTGCTCAAGCTCCACAAGTATTGCGGCAAAATCGGTGCCAACGAGAATTGGGCGCATATCGCCCAGAAGATGAACTTTCTGCTGACCGCGCAGAAAGCCGTAGATTTGGGTATCAACCCCAAAGCGGTCAATGATAGTTATGCCATGAGCGAGATTGCCCGCGAGTTTGACATGGGCAAGAACCCCGTGAGCAAGACCAATCTGCTCAAGACTTTGCAGACGGTTATCACCGCCATGCTGGGCGAGCAGTATAAGGCGACATCTCACGATGTCAACTTCCTTATGTCCGTGTATTCCAAGAAGAACCGCAAGGCTCTGACCGTCACCTGTTCCAATCACCGGTATTTCCGCAATTATCTGGCTGAGGTTTGCCATCGCATCGTCACCGGCAAGTCCTACGAGTTGGACTATCGTACCAAGAAAGACAACTAACTGCGAGTTTTGAAGAACCGCCGCCGAACCCATGCCAATGCTGGCAGTTTTGTAGAATGGGTAATCGTCCGGCGGTTTTTCTTATGCCTAAAGCCGCCAATCCACAAAAGGAGTTTTTCATATGTCCTATGATGTTTTCAAAGAACGGGTAAAAGGGCTTGTGAACCGTTCCGGTTCTGCTGTGAGGTTTTCTCACGAGGATGGGCGGCATATCGCCCGCTGCTCCGATGGCGTGACCATCATCGGAAATGTGTCTTGCCCACGAGTTTTGGTCAAATGGGGAAGCGGTCATTCCGCTTACGCTGATATATAAGTTTTTCGCATTGGTACGCCGTAGGTAAAAGGGAAATTGGCGGCGTTAAATGAGGTGGGGAGCCAGTGCGGTTGCCGTAATGCGGCTTATCGAGTTTTCGATAAACGGTCACAAGCCCGTGTAAACGCAGAGTGTGGTAATTACATAGTGGGAGGGTTCCGATATGGCAGGTTATGCAAGAAAATCGCTCACAAGAAACCAACGCCGCCGGAAAGTCGTCGTGCAGAAGCTGATGGGTATTGCACTCATCGCAATTTGCGCCCTGATGTTTTGGCTTGCGTCCACCGGAGTTACGCCGGAGGAAAAAGACTGCACGGCGGTTCTTCTCATCGCCCCTATCGGGTTATATATGCTTTTCTCAAAGCAAATTGTAATCCTCTGATTTCTCAGTTTGCCGCCTTTCACCATAGAACTGTCGAACTCAGCGCAATAAATTGCAGTGTTTTCTGATATGAAAAACGACAGGAGTTTCAGAACGGTCATGGTGAATGGTTCGCAGACACATAGGAGGCAATATGGTTTGGCACTTTGGTATCCACGGAATCTTTGAAATCCGGCGATATGGCTTTGGCGGAGTGTATCTGATTATCGGGGAAACATGGTTCACCTTGAAGCGAGGTTCGATGCCGTAAGGCTGGCACGGTACGATTCCGTGGAGTGGTTTTTCACTTAACGCTTAGTCCTTGTAATAGTGAAGGTAAGTGAGGGGGCACCCAAAATTCTGAAAGCTTTACAAGGCGTTGGGGACTACGAAAGTGTCCAAGTGTTATGGAAATGCTGCCATGACCACGGGATAAGATTAAAAAGTGCATCCTTGGAAGTCGGAGTATCGCGGCTGTATCCGTTTGGTGAAACTTCCTCCCGTTATCAACAATGGAAAGGGGCTTACAATGAAAAAGTTCTGGTCTTTCCTTTTGATTTTACTCATGGTTTCCTGCTGTGGTTGTTCCAAACCTCCGCAAACACTGACGGTAAGCGTCTACGGCGGTGAAACGGAAATCAACCATTACGAGGAAATTGAGAATGGCTTCCTGTCTGCGCTGGAGGCGAATGGTTTGCGCGGCTATCGGCTTGTCGATTCATCTGAGTTGACCACAGAACTGCTGGAAAACCGCAACGGTATCACAGTCATTGAGCGTTGTATTGGCATGGCGATAAATGCTGAAGCCGGTGATGGCGTGATTTTGAACTCCTCGGCAAATAGCGGATGGTATATTGCCTGCCCGACAGATGGCTGCTATATCCCGTACAAGATTGGGGATTACCAGATGCGGGATGGAACAGTTTTTCTGTCCTATATGATATATAACCCTGACAACAATTATATAGACGACATTATGGAGCGATATGATTTCATTCTTGATAGAGGATTGGAGGTCGGCGGTATGTATGAGTTCCGTCATATCAATGGGCATATCGAGGTTTTTCTCGATGGCGAGTTTCAGTTTTCTGCCGATACCATGCAGGAAGCATATAGCGAACTGAAAGCGGGTTGACTGGCTTACGGTTCATTCAATAAAGGAAAGGGGCTGATTTATTGAACAAGGAAGAGATGATTTCTGCTCTCGCACAGCGCACAGGAATGACAAAGGTAAACGCCCGTGTCGCTTTGGATGCTGTTTTTCAAATCATCACAGACACTTTGTCTGCCGGTGAAAAAATCAAGCTGACGGAGCTGGGCGTTTTTGAGGCAAGAGAACGAGCGCCGAGGGTCGGAAGAAATCCCAAAGCCAATGTACCTGTCCCGATTCCTGCCAAACGGGTTCCGTTCTTCAAGCCCAGTGAGGGTTTGAAAGCAGCCGTTGAGCGCGGCAAGTAATTTATCAAAAATAAAAGATTAGGAGAACAAGTTTATGACTACTGAAAAGATGACTGTCCATAAGGCGCTGTGTGAGCTCAAGACGCTGGATTCCCGTATCCAGAAGTGTATGCAGCAGAACCCTTTCGTTTTTGCCAACAAGCACGCCAACAGCAAGGTTGCCGGTGTGAGTGTCGGCGATTATTGTAAGGAAGTTCAGGCTTCTTACCAATCCGCAAACGACCTCATTGCCCGCCGTGATGCTATTAAGCGTGCGGTCACGCTGTCCAACGCCACCGTCAAGGTGACTATCGGCGGCAAAGAGTACACAGTTGCCGAGGCAATCGAGCTGAAGAACCACGGCGTTCCCCTGAAGCAGATGTTGCTCAAGAAGTTGGACAGTGACAATCGCCGTGCCCGCATGGAGGCCGATAAGAACAATGGTGATGTTCTGGAGCTGCGTGCCGATGAGTATGTCAAGTCTCTCTACGGCAATGTCGATATGAAGGGTGCCAGTGACGAAATCAAGAAAGTCCGTGCCGACTTCATCGCCGCACAGACGATGGAAATCGTTGACCCCATTCACATCGCCGATGAGATGGCTCGTCTGGAAAAGGAAATCAACGACTTCATGGTCGAGATTGACTCCGCTCTGTCGGTTTCCAATGCGCTGACCGAGTTGGAAATCTCCTACTGATATGAGCGAGGTGTGCAAGCCGCAAAGCGGCATCATCTATACCCGCGATGAAGCGATGCTCATTGTCGAGATGTTTGAGGATGTCCTTGACACCTACAACATCAAGGTTCCCTCTCCCGAAGATGACGAACGGGAGTCGGACAATGAAGCAAAGCTCTACGGAAGTGTCTACTCCGATTTGCTGGATAATGTTGAGGAGTCCCTCATCGAACTGCTCAACAGGCGTAAGAAACACACAGCAATCGTGACAGACGAGTTTTCCGGAACCGTTTAAGCAATCAACTTCGTTGCCGTCCGAAAACCCCGAATCATATGCCTTCTCTGTTTTGCCAAGTACAGATAAGTAAAGTGAAAAAGAATTGGCTCCAGCCTGCTATGCTGATATTTAATTTTGTTAAAAGGTTCTAACAAAATCAAATCTACATTTTTGGATGAACATAGCCGCCGTGCTTCTGACTGGTTAGACATAGAGAGCTAACCGGGAGCGGCGGCATTTGAACTGTAAAGTTCAAAACTCAAAATTAAATATTCAACGCTCAACTCTTAAAGCTTTTATTGAAGAAAGCTCAAATACCAAAGCATAAACACCAACCTTTTGCAAAATCCAAGGGCAATGGTTTGTCGGGTGTATATGTGACCGTGGGGAGTACCACTTGGCTGGGCGGTAACGAGTTGTTTATATATATGACCTCCGAGTAAGTATGGCAAAGCGGAAAGACGCTTGGCGGTTCGGACAGACGAGCAATCCGGGAAAGTGGCGAAACGGTTAGACGCGGGGCGAGTTAAGCCCTGGGAAGTTGCGCAACCCTTGTTGGTTCAAATCCAACCTTTCCCACCAATAGGGAACGATGTTCATGCTTTGTTTCTGGAGCAAAGAATGTCCTGTATTTCCAGAGTGCAGGAAGCAGCAAATTGGGGAACATCATGCGGCTGAGTAGCAAAGGGTTTTAAGCCGCTTCCGAGATGGGGATATAGCTCAGTTGGGAGAGCGTCTGCTTTGCACGCAGAGGGTCGCCGGTTCAAGTCCGACTATCTCCACCAATAGGCAAGCCACTTGCCGAGTTACCCTTGAGGACTGGAGCAACAAGGTTAAACAAAGTCTCCAGGATGTTTTCCGGTATCAGAACACAACCGGCACAGAGCAGAAGTGTTTAGGGTCTGTGACCCCATGTGGCATTAGGGGTAGACGGTAAGGACAATGCGTGGAAATCTGCGGCAGCGCGAAAAACCCTAAAAAACAGCTACCTTATTGCAAAGGAGGACAACCGATGAAACCAATTAAGGTAAATGGCGTGGTCGTCTGTTGCAGTAATTGCATAAACCACCAAGTATCGCCACTGGATGAGCCGTGCAAGGACTGCTGGAAGGCAATATTTCACTCTGGCAATATCGACGAAGTTCGATTAGATGATATTGTTTTCTATCCTGCGGACAAAGAGCGTTTCCTTACACTTGAAAAAATGGTCAAGAAATATAAAGACCAGTTTGCGGCAATGAAAGCGGACGCAAAAGCGCATGGTATATCTATCGAGGAACTCTGCAAGCAGTTTGCAAATCGCCGCACAATAGAGGTGTGGATAGATGGCATTCAATAAAACATGACTTTGGTAAGGAGGCGAAAGCGTGGAGCGTAATGATTTTATATCCGGTGATGCGTATTATCGATACAAATTTGAGCGTGAAAGCAAGAACGAAGAAATCCAGCGCCTCCGTACAAAGATGGAGCGAATGAGAACCGACAACTATGTTCGAGTAGCTTATGACAGTGTCGTAATAACGGTTCTTGTCGTATTTATAGCCTTCCTCTTGGTGGGCAGAGGCTGAGAAACAATTCATAAGGAGGGGCGCCGATGAGCAGCAAGATGAACTACATACCACACATATCTTCCTACGAGGATATTCGAGCCGAAATGAGTAACGACTTGCAGTATAGGCTGGCGAGCAGAACTGCCAAAACTTCTCTTGGACGCCCTCTCTATTACCGCATCAATGTCCAGATGATTACGACACAGGAGTGTCCGTTCCACTGCCCCTTCTGCTTGGAACGACAGAACCCTATGTCGGGAGACAATGATTTCGATGCACAAATCGAGGCGTTGAAGCGGGTTTTGCAGGAGCATCCCAACGCACGGCTGTCTATCACGGGCGGCGAACCCGGTCTTTACCCGAAGCACATCGCCAATATCGTTGAGACTTATCGTAAGCACGGTAATGGCGTGTTTTGTTCCATCAACACTACGGGATTTAGCACGGAGCTGAATGGGTTGGCACACATCAACCTCTCCCGTAACGATTATGTTTGGACAGACCCGGCTGGTTTTCCGGGATGTACTGTTCAAACGGTAGTCGAGAATCCTACGCTTGCTTTTATCAAGGACTACATGAAGATGGATGCCAGCAGCTTTTCTTTCCGGTTCCTGAGTGGCCTTGAAAAGAAAGATTACCCCGTAGACATTTGGAACGATTTGCAGCAGGATGCGGATGTCGATGTGCATACATTCAGAATCGGCGATTTCTTTGTGTATGCGACCTTTGACTATGCGGGCAAACACGCCCGTGTGACACTTGGCGATATGTGGCAGCAGCGTCACAATAATTATGGTGATGGTTACTCCAACATTATCATCCATCCAGATGGGCGTGTGTCTACCAACTGGAGATAAGTAGAGGGGAAAACAATGGACATGATGACAGAAGTTTTTAATGTTGGCGATAAGGTCGAATGCGTTCGAGACTCGCCTGATAACAATGATAGCATTGCTATTGGAGTGCAGGGAGTTATCTGTGTTATCGTTGACTCCTCCCCGCATATCGGAGTCAGATGGAACGAAAAAGTCGTTGGAGGTCATGACTGTCACGGGGCGTGCTCTCATGGATACGGATGGTTTGTTACTCCCTGTGATATTAAGCGCATTGATGACGATGACGAGTTTGATGCTGACACAACAGAGTTTGACAAGCTCTTTGAATCTTTCTCAAGGGAGGCCATCTCATGACGGTTTTGGATTTTATAAGAGCGCACTTTTCGCTGGACTCTCAGGTAGATAACCTGCTGGTTCGGCGCAACACAGACGGTTTCTGCGAGACGCTGTACAACGGAGCTATCGATGACGAGCGTTACATGAAGCCCGAAGTGAAGTGTGCCACAATCAGAAAGTGGTGCCTTCCTCGGCGTGGGAGTTCCGTTATCCTTATTGTCGAGTAAAGGTTCTGGCCTTATGCGGGTATGCTGGAATCGGCAGACAGGCAAGCTTGAGATGCTTGTGCCCATCAGGGCGTGTGAGTTCAAATCTCACTACCCGCACCACGGAGCCCTTCTAACAAATATGACTGGGGCAAGATTACCGGCTAACGGCTTTCCAATAGAGAGTACGCCTGTAATGACAAAATAGTTAGTCAGATGGTGGTTGGCCGACCTAAAGGCCACTTTCAAACGCAGGATTGGTGGAATTGGCAGACACGGCGGATTCAAGTCCCGCTGCCTTCGGCGTAAGAGTTCAAGTCTCTTATCCTGCACCATTAGCTTTGCCACGGTGTTGTGTCCTTTCAGTAGCTTTCTCCTTTTCGTCCGTCGTTCATCGTTTTCCTTTCAAACGGCAAAGCTGCTGTGGAATCCAAGCGTGTCCACCATTCAGGGCGCTCCGTAACAGCCGGTTTATGCTTCCGTAGCTCAGTTGGTAGAGCACCGCCCTTTTAAGGCGGGTGTCATGGGTTCAAGCCCCATCGGGGGCACCAATTCTATTTCGTGAGGAGGTCATCTATCATGGGGGTTCATATTTATGTGGCCGCAAATACAGTGTGGGCTTTTTTTCAAAGTCATAAAGACCGTCTGTCAAAGGAGATGGTCGTCATCGCAGAGAACAAGGACACAGAGTATGCAGTATATCTTACCGAGGATAATGCACTTCCTTTGTTTTCCGTGTGTAAGGGCGATGCAAAACCGGAGTATGAGGAGTGTGTTCTGACCGAGACAGGTTGTAATGAAGCGGCGAAACGCCTGTATGCACAATATCTTTTCCCTGTTATGATTGTTGATGGGAAGAAATGCCCGCTGGAATTGCCGGAGGAAGAGCCAGAAGATTTGACTCGGCAGGATATGGAGGATGCTCAGTATGAGCGCGAGGACGAGCTTTCTCTCGCTCTGTGTGATTTCCTGTCCGTTGCCTTGCAGGAGTCGATAGACAACAGTCCTGAAATCATGGACACATACGGAGAAATGTTTGTAAACGAGGTCTTAGACCACTTCTTGGAGTACCTCGCTCAGGAGCAGTGCTTGCCAATTTACCGCCCCATGATTATCACGGATGAAGAAACTGGCTGCGAGGTCTATACGGAGTTTCCGTATGAGGATGATACCGGTTATCCAGTGGACGATGACGAGTTTAGAGGTGGCTTTTGGGATGATATTAAGGGCGGCGGTCTGAGATGACCCGCCCTTCTTTTATGGGGAGTTGGCCGAGTGGCTTATGGCGGCGGTCTTGAAAACCGTTGACGGTGATAAGCCGTCCGTGGGTTCAAATCCTACACTCCCCGCCACATTTTTTGATTGGAGGTCTGTGAAATGCCAAACTGTTTGGATAATATGCCCTGGCGTTCTTTGAAAGGGCTTGGAAAATATGCGGCTGATTTCTTGCAGCTCGGAGATTACCGCAATGTTGTGCTGAAGAACGGTGCGCAGGTTCAGTTTCGCATCATCGGCTTCAATCATGACAAGACGAGCGATGGTTCTTTGGTTCCCATCTCGTGGGAGATGGTGGATTGTCTGCCCAACACTTACCCCTGGAATAGGCGCGACACCAATGAAGGGTCGTGGGAAGCAACGCAGATTCGCCACCGGCTCAACGATGCGGACGGCGACATTCATCGTCTGATTCCCGACGAGATTTTGGATGTTGTCACACCAGTCATTAAGCAGACAGCTGATGTGTACACTGGCGAGAATCGTATTATCGAGACGCTGGACTCTTTCTGGATAAAGTCTGAGAAGGAATTGTATGGACGCAATATTTACTCCGCTCCCGGTGAGGGGCATTGGTACGAGTGGTATCGTCAGGAAGATGTCGCATGGTTTAAGCTCCGCAACGGTAATTCTGAGTACATCATGTTGCGTTCTCCTCTTTCTGGCAACAGCTATTTTTTCTGTCGTGTCAGCAGCAACGGCAACGCCGACTATTACGGCGCCAACTACAGTTATGGCGTCGCTTTCGGCTTCTGCACTTAAAGCTGCATGGCGTAGCCATCAGCTTTTGCCCGAACCAGTAAAATCAAATAGCTTTTTACAAGCGCCCGGCGCTCCGCGAAGGAGACCGGGCGCGTTTTATACCCACAACGGCTCCAACCTCCTCGTGGTGTGGGCGGATAACCGAAAGGTGAACAAATAGGAGTACATCAGTATTGAAGGAGTACATACATCATGGCAAAAATCACTATCGCAGGCGACGCAGCTGTCGTAACTTCCGCAATGAAGCTGGAGGACATCAAGACCATTGAGAAGTATCGCCCCAAGGAGCTGGTTCTCAAGGGTGGTGAGGACGGCAAGGAGCTTATCTTCGCTGTAGGTACCACCAATGGTGCCGGTAACATCAACGCTTTCGGCGCTTCTTTCGGCGCTGAGACCCGTGACGATGAGAAGCTGGCGTGCATCACCCTGTTCCTCGACGGCGTGACCGGCGATGTTAAGGACTGGGTCGCTGACCGTCTGGGCGCCGCCATCATCAACCTCAACAAGCTTGAGGAGAAGCTGCCTGCCGTTCTCGATGAGATTGCGGCTGAGAAGGCAAATGTGCTGAGCAACATCACGGTCGCTCAGTAATCACTGGTCGCAAGGGGGCGGCTCATGGCCGCCCCCTTCCGTTCACAACAAAACAAATTTTGAATTAAAGGAGAAACATTATGATTAAGGTTACTGTTGGCAACAATGTCAAGCGCGAGTCCGTTATCATCGACGAGTCCACCACCCTGCGTGCCTGTCTGGAGGCGAACGGTGTTGACTATACCCGTGGCGTCATGCACCTCGACGGGTCTTCCCTGAACCCCGGCGACCTCGACAAGACCTTCGCTCAGTTCGGTATCACCGAGAAGTGCTTCCTGCTGAATGTGGTCAAGGCCGATAACGCCTGATTCACAAGCAATAAACCAATTGAGCCGCCCATTCGGGCGGCTCTTTCTATGGGGAATTGGCGGAACAGGCAGACGCTGCGGACTTAAAATCCGCTGGTGCATACCATATCGGTTCGACTCCGATATTCCCCACCATATAACAAAATGAATAGAGGTGTTCCTATGTTCAAAACAAGCATTTCGTCAACGCCGTTTACTACGGAAGCTGCCAATAGCTACTTCACCAATATCACCGGCGGTGCTTTCGGAAACGACTGCTCTTTCCTTGCGACGCTTCGTGCCTTAGTTGCACCTCGAATCAAAGAGGGAGAGTCCGTCAATTTGGTGTTCGGTTCTTCCGATTATACGGCAGATACTATTCGGAGTGTCCCAGCAGATAGAGCCGTCATGGCTATTTGCAACAACTATGATATGAACACGACCGGTCAGGTCATCATCCACAGTCTGCGTGCAGATTCGGATAGCAACCTTACCAACATGAAAATTATTGTTGACAAGTTCGTTTCCGTGTTTGCAGGGTATCACCGGCTTGAAAAGTTCGCCGAGTTTTACCGCAAATCCTTTGCCGTGGATTGCTACATCAATCCTGAGCTTAAGAGTGTTATCATCTTTGCGGACAATCTTGACATTCGCAAAATGCACTACTTGCAGGTATCTATCCTCGCATTCCTGCCGTGGTATCTGAATCAGCAGGAGGGTATCACCGAAGATGAGCTTGCATTGGTCAAATCCCTCCGCGAAAAGAACTCAGAAGATTATGAACGCTGTCTTGCCAAGCTTGCAGAACGGTACGATTTCCGCACAGCAAGAATCCGTCAGCTGCTGAAGGGTTTTGAAACTCGCTATGAGCAAGTTGAGTGTGACCGTGTCAGGCAGGTAATTCAAAATATCGATAGAGAAATCACCCGTCTAAATGACAATATCGGTGAGCAGTTCACAAAGCGTAATGAACAGTGTATTCGCTTGCTGGGACTTGAGCAGAAAGTTGCCGATGGCGGTGAGGACTCTGAAATCATGGAGTACTTCCTGTGTAATACCAAGCTGGTTCTGGAGCGTGTGACCAATACCGATATGTACTTCACGGTCAAGGATTGTCTGGAATATTTTGACCGGGATATGGCAGAACAAATCATTAACCGCGCTACGAGTTTCGTGTACCGCCCCGACGGAGGCTCCGGTCATACAGGCGCAGCTGCTGAGAAAATGAAGAAGCTGATGACTGAAATCTTTGTCAGTGAAGAGCCGCGCCTGAGAATTCGTGTCTGCGCTTCCTACCGTTTTGACCTTAATGGTAGCGTTGCTCCCAATGGGCATCGGGATTTTGGCGCGGAGTATGGTGACTACCTCCCCAATCCCCATATCAATGATTACAACTGCATGGGTAATTATACCACCACTATCAATCGGCTGCTTAGGAACCACGACTATATTGGTGCTTTGGAGCAGTGCGTTGCTTCCTGCAAGAGCCTTAACTGGGGAGACTCTGCTGTCATGACTTCGTTTATGCGGTCTATGTGGGGCAACGGTAACAACAATCGCTGCATTGAACTGCCCGATGGCCGTATCGTAAAACCCAACGAAGCCATCAGCTGGTTGGAGCAGCAGGAAACGCAGGCAAATGAGTAAGCGGAGGAGGCGCAAAATGAGTAAACCCATTAAGATGACCGAACAGTACATGGCTGAGTGCCGTGCAGATTTTGAAAAGGCTTTGCAGCTTACAAAGCTTGCAGATGGGAAACTGTCTTTCACAAAGGTGTTCACCTGTGGCGACAGAAAAGCAACTGTCGTCTTTACCGCCGGAGCATGGGCGAAGATGGCGCTCCTTGTCAAAGAGTTTGATAAGGAGGTCGCTTGGCATGGTGTTGCACATCGTGCAACCGACGAAGCCGTAGATGAGTACATCATCGAAGACATCGTGGTTTATCCGCAGGAGGTCTCCGGAACCACGGTTGAGATGGATACCGAGAAGTACGCTGAGTGGCTGATGCAGAACGCAGACGATGAGCGTTTCAACAACATCCATATGCAGGGACATTCCCATGTCAATATGCCGACCAGTCCTTCCTCTGTAGACCTCAATCATCAGGAGGAAATCCTCAATATGCTGGGGGACGACGATTTCTACATCTTTATGATTTGGAACAAGTCGTTTGTCAGTACAAATAAAATCTATGACCTCAAGAAGAATGTCCTGTTTGAAGATAAGGACATCACCGTCAAACTTGAGGGCGAACATGAGGGGTTGGCCGAGTTCCTCAAGACCGCCAAGGATATGGTCAAGCAGAAAAGTTATACCTATGGGAACTATGGCGGATATAGCGGATACAGCGGCAATCGTCCGCCTTATTCCGGCACCCCTTATAATCCTCTTCCGGGCAGCAAAGCCGAAAAGGCTGAGAAGCCGCGCACAAGAATCGGTGCAGGTTGGCAGGGGAAGAATGGCTGTCAGCAGTCCATGTGGAATGAAGACGACGATGATTCAGTATATCCCTATGGCGGCTACAGCGACCAGTATCTTGGAGGTGAGTAACAATGGCAATGGATTTGTCCAAAAGCTACGAGTACTTCCAGCCAGAAAAGGTTGAGGCTCGCATTAACATTGTTGGATGTGGTTCTGTTGGTGCAACGCTGGCAGAGAACCTCGTCCGTCTTGGCATCACCAATCTCGCTCTGTGGGATATGGATGTTGTTAATCCGCATAATCTGGCAAACCAGATTTTCCGCCAGCAGGATATTGGCCGCCCCAAAGTGGAGGCTCTGGCAGATATCCTGTTTGAAATCAATCCCGAAATCAAGGACGACCTCAAGCTTTATGGCAAGGGATGGAGTGGGCAGCAGCTTTCCGGGTATGTCTTCCTTTGCGTAGACAATATCGAACTTCGTCGCCAGATTGTTGAAAAGCACTTCGACAATCCCTATGTCAAAGCGATGCTGGACTTCCGCACTCTGTTGGAATCTGCACAGCATTATGCTGCCGACTGGTCTGACTACAAGATGAAGAAAGATTTGCTGAACTCCATGAACTTCAGCCATGAAGAGGCATCTGAGGAAACACCCGTCTCCGCTTGCGGCGTTACACTGGGTGTTGCGCCAACCGTCAGGGCTATCTGCGCACTCGGCGTCGCCAACTTTGTCAACTTCATTCGGGGCAAGGGACTGAAAAAACTGATTATCTTGGATGCGTTCAACTTTATGTTGGACGCTTTTTAATCAGCAATGAGAAACGAAAGGAGGGCGGTGCATTATGGATACTACCGTCGAACGCCTTAAGGTCGGCACACAGGTCATCATTGGTTCTTACGGAGTCAACAATGATGAACCGCACCCCGTTGTTTGGTTGAAAGGTAGTCCAAACTGCGATTTTATCACCGAGTGCGCCGTGGATTATCTTTGCTTTGATGCACCGGAAAGAACTGGAGACGGCAGGCGCAATCTTGGCAATCCCGACTATCGTCTGTCCAATATTTATACATACCTAAACAGCGACAGAGACGATTGGTTTCGCAAAACTCATGAAGCAGATGTCCCTCCGAATAATGTTTTCAGCAGCCGAGCACAAAGCTATCGCGACCATTATGGGTTTCTATACTTCTTTGAAGATTATGAACTCGATAGCTTGCAGATGCAGCAGTATGTGGTTGACGGTGAGACGCTCAGTTCCCTCATTCGACTTCCTACTATCACCGATATCCTTGATGACCAGTTGAAGCTGAAGCTGTTTTCCAAGAAAGGTATTCGTCCCAAAGCAACAGAAGACTGTGCTGATAAAAAAGGCCGGTTTGGTAATTTCAGTTGGGAGTCTTACATGAACTTCTGGTTGGCAGGCAAGCAGGATGGATTTAGAGACTATGCTTTGGCTCTTAGTAGGTCTGGGTATTGTGAGAGGAAATATCCCCGTGACTGCGCGGGGCTTAGGCCGATGTGCCGGCTGAAACCGGAAACAGTGGTAGAGGTTGATGAAAACGGCGTAGCCCACATCAAACCATACGCATTGAAAAACGAAACCTGCACAGATGCAGAACTGTTCGAGCTATTAGGTGTGGCGCAGCCTTAAAATGCGCCATTGAACTGTAACGAATTACCCTTTTCGGGGGCTTCACGCCAAAGGCTGAAGTAACAAATTGTCGGGGAGGAAAACACCGCCTGCCCAGAGGCCGAACCAGTGACTCCTCCGGAGCCACCGAAGGCTTTGGACATCCACCAGGGAACCAACAGCCGGAATAACACAGCAAACCCGGCTTGTCAAGTATTATCCTTCACAAAACTCACCCAAATCACGACAATTATCCTCAACTTATCTAAAAATGATACTGGCAAATGCAGCTCACTCGGCTCGCTGCAGATGAGCTTCTTTTGATTCAAACGCAGCAACACTCATGTAGGTTACAGTTACGACTATGAAAAGGAGGCATAGGGCGATGGTATATATCACGGTCATGCAATCCCCGATTTATCACCAAATGACACTGGAAGAGTTCCTCTTTCAAAACTTCCAAGCGCAAACCATATTAAACACAAATGTTTCCAACACACGAACCTATGCATATGAAACGGTAAGTGAGCATTTTACAAGCCGCATTGATACGGATGCTCTTATCCGCAAACTGGTGCGCTTTAATGACCAAACGGAGGCGCTTCGCGCACAAGAACGCAGTACTTTGTATGAAACATTCCACATCCCCAAAAAGTCTGGTGGTTTGCGTCGTATTGATGCCCCTAAACCGGAGCTGATGAACGCATTGCGGAATCTCAAGACTATTTTTGAGGAAGATTTCCATGCGTTGTATCACACTTCTGCATTCGCCTATGTAAAAAACAGATGTACGGTTGATGCGGTCAAGCGTCATCAGAAAAACAACAGCAAGTGGTTCGGCAAGCTGGATTTGCACGATTTCTTTGGTAGCACTACACTGGATTATGTTATCAAAATGTTTTCTATGGTGTTCCCATTCAGCGAAATCGTAAAGTTTCCCAACGGCGAGGCAGAGTTGCGGAAGGCCTTGGATTTGGCTTTTCTCAATGGAGGTCTGCCGCAGGGAACTCCGCTTTCTCCTCTGATTACCAATGTGATGATGATTCCTGTTGACTATAAGCTTGCCAATGCATTCCGTGATTTTGACAAGCAGCGGTTCATTTACACCAGATATGCCGATGACTTCATCATTTCGTCTAAGGTTGATTTCGATGTGCATCGTGTAGAAAAACTCGTGGTGGATACGCTGCATGAATTTGGAGCGCCGTTCACCATCAACGAAAGCAAAACGAGATACGGCTCTTCCGCAGGTCGTAACTGGAATCTTGGTGTTATGCTCAACAAGGACAATGAAATTACTGTCGGCCATAAGAAGAAGCGCCAGTTCCAGTCCATGCTTTACAACTACATTACCGATAAACGCAAGGGCATCTCGTGGCCGAGAGAAGATATTCAAACTATGCAGGGCTTACATAGCTACTATCGCATGGTAGAGCCAGAGACTATCGATGCCATCGTGAAGCACACCAACGAAAAGATGGAGACAGATGTCCTGCGGCTTATCAAAGACGATTTAAGATAATCCCTTTGGCGGTTTGAGGTTAAACCGCCCTTTCCTGTAATGGATAATTGCGAAAGCAATGCTTATCGCCAAAGGCATAAGTAACAACTTGCTGGGGAAGAACACCCACGCCCCTTCCTGAAGACCGGCTGACGACGCGGTGCTGACCCAGTCGGACTCGTCATCAGGCATGAAAATAGAGTCAACCGCCATTGCGGCACAACGGGCTCCACACCAGCAGGAAATTAAAATAGGAACAAACCGCACCTGCCGAGAACTCCAGGCGCCTCGTATCCGGCACGCTTATCCTATGTAGATTACAGGAATACAAAAATCATTTGCAATGAATAACATCCCGAAAGGAATGTGCTTTGCGCCAAAGGTCAAAGTAACAATTTGCTGGGAAGCGAAGGCAGCCCGCCAGCGAAGGCAGAGATGCTCAGGTCACCGGTCTAAGACTTATCGCATCTCGTAAGTAAGCAACCAAATCCCCAACCATAGGCAAAAAGCCTGTAACACAGCCGCTTCCTCGAAACAGCAAACCACAACCCAAGGTTCGCCTGTACATCCGGGCCCGAAGAGGGCACCTCGCATACAGCCCCACACTTCATGTAGATTGCAAATGAAGAAAGGAATCAGATTCCATGATATATGTAACAGGCGATACTCACGCCAATATCGACATTGAAAAGCTCAATACAACAAAGTTCCCGCAGCAGAAAACCCTGACAAAGGATGACTACCTGATAATATGTGGCGACTTTGGATTATGCTGGGATGGCTCACGCAGGGAGATGTGGTGGCAAGACTGGCTCACAGCCAAAAATTTCACCACTCTCTGGATTGACGGAAACCACGAAAACTTTGATATGCTATACCAGTTCCCGTTAGAGGATAGGTTCGGCGGTAAAGTCAGGCAAATTGCACCGGACATTTATCATTTGGACAGAGGTCAGGTTCTTACCATTGACGGTAGAAAAATCTTCTGTATGGGCGGTGCTCGCTCAGTGGACAAGGCGTATCGCACGGAGCATATTTCATGGTGGCAGCAGGAGATGCCGTCAAATGAGGAGATGGAGCGTGCAGTTTGTGCGTTGGAGCAGCACAACTGGACAGTTGATTTTGTTGTGACGCACTGTGCTCCTCGCAGCATCCAGACACTGCTGGCAAGTTGGTATGAAAACGACCCGATGGTCAGTTTTTTGGAACGCATTCGTCAAGACCTTCATTTTAAGCGGTGGTACTTCGGTCACTACCATGTGGACAAACAGCTCAACGACCAGTTTGTCGCCCTGTACAATCGGGTAATTCCGATTTCAGATATGCAGATGTGGCGGAATAGGTAGACGCTACAAATTACAGACAGGATGCCGACCTCTCAAATGGCGGAGACCGATGCGCTGTAAGGTCATGCGGGGTGCAAATCCCCGCCATCTGCGCCATCGGCATGGCATTGCCGTGGAAAGGACTAATGTTTCTCCAGAATTATGCCGGTGTGCCGACACATAGAAAACGGCTGGGCAATGCGGAGCCTGTAGAGACAAAATCCGTAGAATATTGAAGCGGCAGGCGTTCCGTCATGCGTTTACCGTGGAGTTCCAAAGGGTTGTGCGTATTCCTCAAGGCGGATAGGCGATAGCCAAAAGAAAACGCACTGCAGATACAGACCTGCGTTACCAAAGGTGTCGCGCTGGCAGACCGCAAGTTCGCAATAGTCTGCCACTTATACGGGCGAATGTTCCAAGGCTGGCGAGGCGGTCTCCAAAACCGCTTGTGGTGGGTTCGATTCCCAACCGTCCGTGCCAGAGGCTGGGTAGCGCCCAGATGATGTGAGAGATTATCGGCTTACCTCACAGAGAATGACAATGCCCGCTGAAAACTGCGTGAGGAGATGCGTCTCCCTTGTGATTTAGCCCAAGAGTGGCCGGTTGGTATGCTTGCGGGGCGCCAGCCGCACATGAGCGTGTGACAATCTAAGCGGGAAGCCGACCAATGCTGGAATAGCTCAACTGGTAGAGCAACGCTCTCGTACAGCGTAGGTTCTCGGTTCGACTCCGAGTTCCAGCTCCATTTGCTGGTGTAGCTCAGTTGGTAGAGCATCGGTTTTGTACTCCGAGGGTCGCGGGTTCGAGCCCTGTCACCAGCTCCATAAAACATATGGGAGGATTGGTAATGTATCTGTATCATGGCACCCCAGTTTCATTTACTGCACCGTCCTTATCTTTTTGCAAGCCGTACCGTGATTTCGGGTGCGGCTTTTATCTTACCCCAAACTATTTTGACGCATTACCGATGGCAATCAAGCACTCAACCGCAGGTTTCATCCAGACATATACCGTAAAGGATTTGGGTGGTCTATCGGTGTTAGAGTTTGCGGGCTACTCCGAAGCATGGCTGCGGTTTGCTGTAGCATCTCGGCTGGGCTATACTTCCACTGAGTATGATTTGGTTATTGGTAATATGGCTGGCGGCGGAGCAAACCTCAAAAGTAAGTTCTCTAAATTTAGACGGGCAAGTATGTCCATAGCAGAGGTCATGTCAATAATGAAGCACGACCTCACCAGCACTAATCTTGGATTGCAGTATGCGTTTTTGACAGAAAAGGCGCTATCCAAATTAACATTGATTGATACCGAAATGGTAGAAAGAGAGGATGCAGTATGACAAGAAATGATTTCCTTAACGATGTGACTGAATGGTGGGAGTTGCTTGATTTCTGCTCCGACGAGGGCTGCAATATCTGCGAAGACATTATCGACTCTGACCAGCTTGACGAGTATGTCGAGGAAGATATCCGCGACACCAATTACTCATGGAGAGACATTCGAGACTCGCTTTCCGAAATCCCAACCGGATATGGTTACTACCGTATGAACGGCAGCTTCGACTATGACGGTATGGACGAAAATGACTTTGACAGTTATAAGGAGGATGTCCTGGAGTGGGGCGACAACAACGGCGTTTGGGAAGATGAGCCTGATGACGAGGACGATTTCGATACCGACACCATGTTTAATGAAGAAGATTCTGAACCGGATGAGGCTCCTGTGGAGGAAGAAGATTTTTCCATCGGTGAACTGATGGGTTTCTGCGGCGTTGTTCTTCTGGATATCCGCCGAGAGGAAGCCGCTGAACGAGCAAGAGAAGATGAGGCATTGAATCAACTCATTAACACCAATCGACCGATGATTCTTCACTAACTTTGTTCTTAAGCGAAAAAATCTTTCGCTTTTGATATGACCGCTTTGTAGATTTTCCGCACATACATACCCCTTCTCTGTGCGGTATCTTCTCGCTCAAAGCAGAAGAAATACTTTGCGCTCTTCATTTTTAACTTCGGATTTAGCCAGTATTAAAAAGATTATCCAGCGGATAATCATTTTAATACAGCCAAAATCTCTCGTTAAAAATGTCACTTGATGCACAGGGTCGCGCCACAGGACAAACGCGCTCCCCTGCGGAAAGCGGTCGGATACAGGTAAAGGGGCGCAAGCCCCTTTTACCTGTGCCATAACAGGACTATATACCAAGCCAAAGGAGGGCGATAAAATGCTTGAGCTTCAGGGAAAATACGCTTCGGCAAAAGTGTTTACCGATGTGGTCGATAGCGAATCCATTTCTCAGGTAATCAATCTCTTGAGCCAACCCTATGTCGAGGGAAGCAAGGTTCGTATGATGCCGGATATTCATGCCGGCGCTGGATGCACCATCGGAACCACCATGACTATCAAGGATAAGATTTGCCCAAACCTTGTTGGCGTTGATATTGGATGCGGTATGGAAACCATCCGCCTGAAAGAGACCCACATCGAACCGCAGAAGTTGGACAAGGTTATCCGTGAAGGCATTCCGTCTGGCTTTGCAATCCGTTCAGCACCGCATCGTTACGCAAAAGAAATCGATTTGTCACAGTTGTGCTGCACAAAAAAGGTCAACACTGACCGTGCCTATCACAGTATCGGTACATTGGGTGGCGGCAATCATTTTATTGAGGCGAACAAGGACGATGATGGGAATATCTATATCGTTGTCCACTCCGGCAGCCGTCATCTGGGTTTAGAAATCGCCAACTTCTATCAGGAGGCTGCTTTCAAGGCACTGACCTCTTATAGCCATGAAGAGGTTGAGGCGGCTATTGAACAGCTGAAAGCGGATGGCCGCCAGAAAGAGATTCAGGCAGTGTTGAAGTCCATGAAGTCAAAGCATTCCCCCGTTCCCAAACCGCTTGCTTATGTGGAGGGCGAGCTCTTTGAGCAGTATCTTCATGACATGAAAATTGCACAGCGTTTTGCCGAGCTGAACCGGCAGGCGATAATGGATACCATTGTCAAAGGGATGGGATTCCATGTGACTGAACAGTTTACAACGATTCACAACTATATTGATGTGGAGAACATGATTTTGCGTAAGGGTTCTGTGTCTGCACAGGCCGGTGAGCGTCTGTTGATCCCCATCAATATGCGTGACGGCAGCCTGCTTTGCACCGGCAAGGGCAATCCGGATTGGAACTTTTCCGCCCCTCATGGTGCCGGTCGGCTGATGAGCCGCAGCGCAGCAAAAGAGGCGTTTACCGTGTCTGAGTTCAAAAAGCAGATGGCAGGCATCTACACGACTTCCGTCGGACGCAGCACGCTGGATGAATGCCCGATGGCCTATAAAGGCATGGACGATATCGTCGGTAATATTGAGCCGACCGTAACCATCGATGCCGTTATCAAGCCCATTTATAATTTCAAGGCGGGTGATGAAGATTGATTACTGCAACGCCGCTGTCAGATTCTATCGTAAGACTACGCCGTTTGCAGGAAGCGAACGGCTCAATAAGAAAGACACAGCTATTACGGGAGTTCCAAGACGATGCGAACTTCCGTAATTTTTTATATTACGCGCTCAACCCGATGCTCACCTATAAGATTTCGGAGCAAACGCTTCGCTCCCCTATCCGGTATGACTCAGCCATCACACTGACAATGACAGACATCTTTTCTGTCTGCGAACTGTTGTCTAAAAGAAAAGCATTGGACGCCGGTACGGTGTATCAGGTTTGTGCGTTCGTTCAGAGCAGCCCGCCGGATGAAGCTGATGTTTATATCAAGCTTCTTTCCAAGACACTCCGGCTGGGCGTCACGGCAAAGACCGTGAACAAGGTTATCCCCAATCTGATTCCAGAATGGGAAGTTCAGCAGGCATACCCCATTGACAAGTATCCTTTGAAAGAGGGCACGGAGTTCTGGCTGACACAAAAGCTGAACGGTGTCCGGGCGACCTATTACAAAGGCAGGCTGTACGCAAGAAGCGGAGTTCCCTATGAAGGACTTGACCATATTCTGGATGCTCTCTGTTTTGATGAAGAGGATAGCTATGTATTCGATGGTGAGCTGACACTTCGTGAGAAGGGCAACCTCTCAGACAATGAGGCGTTCCGCAAAGCCACCGGTATTATCAACTCGGACGATGGTGATAAAACGGTGATTTGCTACACGATTTTTGATGTTCTGACGGTCGAAGAGTTCCACCGTGGGCAGAGCGACGGCAGTTACGGCTACCGCCGTGCTTTCTTAGACCAGCTTCACCGCTTTATTCCACAGGATGGCCGGGTCGGTATCCTGCCGGTTCTATATCATGGAAAAGACCAAAGCAAAATCAGTGAACTGCTGGAGCAGATGGTTCGTGAGGACAAAGAGGGACTGATGGTCAACCTTGATGTTCCCTACCAGTGCAGACGACACAACGGAATCCTGAAAGTCAAACGCTTTTACACGATGGACTTGCGTATTCTCCGCTGCGAAGAGGGCAGCGGAAGATTGGCAGGGACTTTGGGTGCGCTTGTACTCGATTATAAGGGAAATGAAGTCAAGGTCGGCTCTGGGTTTACCGATGAGCAGCGAGCAACATTCTGGCAAGGAAAAGATGGCCTGCCGGGTTTGCTCTGCGAAGTAAAGTACAAGGAAATATCCAGCGATAAAAACACCGGTGCTGAGAGTCTTCAGTTCCCGGTGTTTATTTCTATCCGAACCGATAAAACCGAAGTCAGCTTCGGATAAATCAGAGAGGAGGTCTTGCATGAAAAAACAATCAAAGCCACCGCAGTTCTCCGAATCCATCGGGGCGTTCTGCCGGATGATGGAGGATGCGCAGAAAGATTATGCGTGGAATTATAGCGAGGTCAACCGCATGGACAGGCTTACGCAGGACTACCTCCACAAACTGGAGCTTGATGGCCTCGACTATAAGGAACGGGCAAAGGTTGCCACAAGTCTTGCCAAATGCAGGCAGGCACGCCGTGAATACAAAGACACGGTAGAAATCCTTGAACCGCTCGTTCAGTTTTTGGAAAGCGACAAAGGCAAAAACCTTTTGAACTTGATGCGCGAGGCACTGGGAAAGACCAGAAAGGTCGAGAAGTGCATGGAAACCCGCACATACATACCACGAGTTTTAGAACAGGAGGTAAGCAAGTGAACATCGTGTTCTGGCTCATCGTCATCGTTGCGCTTGTGCTGCTATGGTTCTGTCTGAGCTTTGCTTTTAAGGGCATTGGTGCATTCGGCCTGCGAATTTACAACGATGCGAAAAAGGAAATCTCCGAGGAATCGGAGGAGAAATCTGAAAAAACAACAGAGGAGTTAAAGGATGAAGGGTAAAATCGGCGCAATTATTTTGGGTATCGTGATGGTCTTCTGCCTGATTGCTTGCATTGTGTGTCTTGAGAAAATCCCCGCCGGTTATGTCGGCGTCGTGTACAACATGAACGGCGGCGTTGATGGCGAGGTTCTGACACAGGGTTGGCATCTGGTTGCCCCGACCAAGAAGGTGACCCAGTATTCTATCGGCATTGAACAGTCTTATTTGACAGCTGAGGATAAGGGCGATTCGCCCAAGGATGAGAGTTTTAACATTCCTACCTCCGATGGTAAGACAGTCCGTGTGAATATTGAGTTCTCATATCGTTTTGATGAGGCACGAGTCTCCGAAACCTTTGCTATGTTCAAAGGAAAGTCAGGTGAGGCAATCAAGGATTCGTTTATCAAGCCCAAGGTCATTGCATGGACACAGGAGGTGTCTGCCAACTATCCCGTCACTGACATCTTCGGCGACAAGCGTACCGAAATCAATGCCGAGTTGGACACCTATCTGCGTGAGAAGTTCGACCAGTATGGCATTATCATCGACACGGTGAACTTCACCGATATTTCCGTCGATGAGGAGACCGCAGCTGCCATCCAGAAAAAGGTTACCGCCCAGCAGGAACTGGAGCTGGCGAATATTGAGAAGCAGACCGCAAAGATTCAGGCAGAAAAGGACAGAGAGGTTGCCCAGATTAACGCAGAAAAAGCGGTTATCGAAGCGGAGGCAAAGGCAGAAGCTCTGCGTATTGCAGCCGAAGCCGAGGCTGAGGCAAACCGTATGATTGCCGGTTCTCTGACCGGTGAGTTGATTGAGAAAATCAAGTATGAGCAGTGGAACGGTGAACTGCCTACTGTGACCGGTTCCAGTTCCATTATCAGCATCGAACCCTAATAAACACTAAGGAGGAATGAGTTTGACGACCGCTTTTTATATGTTCATTTTGTTTCTGGCAAAGGTTCTGGACAATACGCTCAATACAGCAAAGACAATTCTTGTTCAGCGCAACCGTTGCCTGCTTGCCGGTGTCGCTCTCGGCCTGTCAAACTTCATTTACCTGAGTATCACAAAAGACATCGTTACCAGCGACAGCACACTCGCCCTTGTGATAGTTTCCATAGCAAGCGGCGTTGGGTGCTGTCTTGCCGTTGCCCTCAGTAATCGATTCTCAAAAGACAGAACCTATGTGAATGTCATCTTGTCGGATGACAAGGAAGCGATGAAAGAGTTCCGTGATTTTCTGGCTGAAAATCATATTACCAATGTTGCCACCGATAGCTACACATTGGACTGGAGCCGGAAATCCATTTCCATCACCGCTTATGCTCAAACAAAAGCACAGAGCCGTCTGATAGACGAGTACATCGAACGGAGTTTATTGAAATGCAAGAGAGTCATCCGAAAGAATTGAGAACGATGGTTTCAACCATTGAGCATTTCCTTGCCCGTTTTCATCTGGCCGATGATGTCGATACGGTATTTACCAACGGCTGTTGCTACTGGTTTGCAGTTATTCTGCACTGCCGCTTCCCTGACAGCACACTGATGTATGACCAGGTGGAAAATCATTTTGTTACCCAGATACAAGGTCGGCTTTATGACATCACTGGTGATGTAACTGAAAAGTATCAAGTAGAACACTGGGATGCGTTGGATGATGAACTCTTAAAAAAGAGAATTGTCCGAGACTGCATCCTGTTTTAATTAGGAGGAAAGTTTCATGCGACACTTAGCTACTATTCGTGAGATTACAACCCTCCGTCCGATTGCAGGAGCAGACCGCATCGAGGTTGCTCAGGTTGACGGATGGGAGTGCGTTGTCCAGAAGGGCGAGTTCCACACTGGGGAACACATCGTCTATATCGAAGTTGATTCCATTGTTCCAGAGAGACCGGAGTTTGAGTTTTTGCGTGACCGTAAGTTCCGTGTTCGCACCATTAAGCTTCGTGGTCAGGTCAGTCAGGGCTTGGTTCTCCCGCTGTCCATTCTGCCGAATGGCGCTCCCGCCGATTTGGGTGCCGATGTGACCGATGTTTTGGGTATCAAGAAATATGACCCTGAAGCACAGCAGGAGGCGCAGCTGCTGACCAAGCAACCCGCCAAACCTAAGAGCGCACTGGTTCGATTCCTTATGCGCTTCAAGTGGTATCGTAAGCTGTTCATGAAGTCCAAGCGCAAGGGTGGTTTCCCTGATTGGATTGTTAAGACCGATGAGACTCGCATCCAGAATCTTACTGCGCTCTTTGAGGCAGAGCGTAACAAGGGAACAGAGTTTTCTGTTACGGAGAAGATGGACGGTCAGTCAGCAACTTACTATCTGCGTAAGGTTTCCAGACGCAAGTATGAGTTCGGCGTGTGCAGCCGCAATATCTATCTCGGTACACCGGACAACAGTTCCTACTGGACAGTTGCCAAGAAGTACAATATTGAGAATGTGCTGCGGCAGCTCATCGGTGATTATGAAACCATCGTTTTACAGGGTGAGATTTGCGGCAACCAGATTCAGGGCAACAAGTATCACATCAGCAACTACGAACTGTTTGCGTTCAATCTGATTTTCCCTGACCACAAATGCACTACTGCGGAAATCAAGGAGCTGTTGGCGCCTTATGGCATTCGCGCTGTTCCTATCGTTGAAGAGGGTAAAACGCTGCCTGATACCATTGCGGAATTGGTGGAGTATTCTAAGGGGTATTCTGTGGTTCGCAATGGGCAGAAGCGCGAGGGCGTTGTCATGAGGAATGTCAAAAACAACATCAGCTTCAAGGTCATCAATCCTGACTTCCTGTTGGCAGAAAAGGATTGACCCGTACATCTGCGAAAGGAGATGCAAACCATGAGCGGAGTATCTATCGACTTGACAGGCGAGACTTTTGGAAATCTGAAGGTCATTCGCCGTGTCAAAAACAATCACAATCGTCAGCCACGGTGGCTTTGTGAATGTAAGTGCGGCAATACATATATCGCCGAGGGGCGCTACCTCAAGTCTGGTAAGACAAAATCCTGTGGTTGCATCCCTCGTGGCGCAAAGAGCGCAACAGCCATGACAAGCCGTGAGGAATGGGACTCTTCCGAAAGCAGGATGCGCTTGCAGCACGATGGAGCAGACCCATATCAGAGCTTGGCAAACGCCATTGTTTGTGTTGCTGCGGATGATTATCGTACCGCGCTAAAGGATAATAACGAATCGCTGCAGAAAGAGTTGGAAAAGTTTTTTCACTCAGCGTGGTATAAACTCTTGACGAATACAGACCCAGATAGACTGCTGGCGCTTTTGCGCCGTGAGCATCGTGGAACTTTGAGCGTAGCTTATATCTAATTTCCAAGAGCCGATTTATTCGGCTCTTTTTCTTTGGCATAATTCAATGATTTTGCCAGAAGAAAAAATCGATGACATAGGAGGCGGTTCACTATTGAAAGTTAGTATTAGTCGAGGGAATGAAAAGCTCGGCAGCATCCAGAGCGTATCGCTTCCATCCGGTTTGACCTGCCGGGAGTGTGATTGCAGCAGGAAGTGTTACGCAAGACGCATAGAGCGCCGTCGGCCAAGTGTTGCGGCGGCTTATCGAAATAATCTACAGGTTTTAGAGACAGAACCGGCAACATACTGGCGGGAGGTCGAGGCGGCGATTATGCTGTCTCGATTCTTCCGCTTTCATGTTTCCGGAGATATTCCAAATACCACTTATTTTCACATCATGATGGAGGTCGCCAAGCGCAATTCCCATTGTGAGATTCTATGCTTCACAAAGAAGTATGAAATCGTCAATGAGGTTCTGGCGTCTGGCATACCATTGCCTTCAAACCTACATATGATTTTCAGCGCATGGAAAGGTCTAAGGATGGATAATCCTTTCCAACTGCCGGAAGCCCATGTCCGATATAAAGATGGGACAACTACCGCAAGGTCAGACGCAAAAGAATGTGGCGGCAACTGCACGGAATGTGCCTGCACATCTGGTGGCTGCTGGTCTTTGCACACAGGAGAACAGGTGGTATTTAACGAGCACTGACAGGAGGGATTGAATGAAGCGGATACTTCCGCCGATTTTTATGCTGATGGTGGTTGTGGTAATTGCATTTGCCACACCTATTGATGCACAGAAAGAGCAGCAGGTCGAGCCTATAACAACAGCACTGCATACAGAAGGAACTTTTGAGACAAACCTTGCAGCCGAGCCGGAGACCGTCGAGGTTGATGACGGTTTGCTGACCTCTCCGTCAGGATTAGCGGCAGAAGACTTACACCTTCGCCATAACCTGATTGGATTGGAGCAAGTATTCATTGATGCTGAGGTTAAGCATGGGGTTCGTGCAGATTTTCTTGCTGCTGTTGCGGCGCTGGAAAGTGGTTGGGGACGCTATCAATTCCGCCCAAATAACATTATGGGCTTCGGGCAGATGGAGTTTTCCAGTATGGAAGAGTGCATTGACACGGTCGCCGCATATCTCGCCAAACATTATCTCAGTCCCGATGGCAAATATTATAACGGCGAAACTGTTGAAGGGGTCTGCGTTCGGTATAACGGAAACCCCGAGTGGGCAGAAGTAGTTCAGCAAATCATGGAGGAGGTGCGGTCTTGACAAAATTCGGTTTGAACGGTTTTCTTGAGCGGACAAAGGGCGCTTCTCTGCGCTACAAGCTGAGAGAGTTTTGGTGGCAGCTGCGGTATGCATGGCAGCGTGCATGGCGTGGCTATGATTTCACCGATGTCTTCGAGCTTGGGTACAACTTCACAGCTAAGATGCCCGTTCTACTTACAGAGTTTCTGAAAAACAATGTCGGCCTGTTCTACGATGTCGAAGCAGATAAACAGCTTGATGAGGAAGAAACAAATGCGGTTATTAAGGAGATGATTTTCTACTTTGAGAACTGCGATGAAGACCATGTGTATCAACGACTGCACCAGAATCGCTACTATGAAGATGGTGAGTATGACCCGGAAAAGTGGGAGTCAGTTCGTGTAGAGCTGGAGCGGTGTCGAACCGAGGCACTGCGCCTGTTTTCCAAGTGGTGCTTCCATCTCTGGTATTAACCACCTTGCCCGATTGAGATAACATATCACGGCTGTAAGTGGCGGTCGGAATCCAAAGTGGCACACATATTGTGACCGGGCGTAAAAGAAATAGCGGTTAGGTGGCGTTGCACCACCGAAGGCGTTGCGGAAGCTGCGCACAAGCCATAGCCGCACATAATACTTTGGTAAACTGAGACGGGAAACACTAATCCCCCTGCTCCCCGATAGAAAGGCTGAAAGGACTACCGCATGGCACAAGAGGTCATGCTGTGGTGGGAATATGGCACAGCGTAAAGGCGTGTGGTGAGGCTGGGAGTGGAGTCACTTTTGCAACAATAAAGAAAAATGAAGTGGAGGTATCCCAAAATGAGTATGAGCTACTGGATTTGCGAGGGCGTCGGGATTCGTGTTAATCAGCTGCGCCCTTTTCTGAACCCGCAGAAGTGTATCCAGCTTTTGAAGGAGCAGCTGCCCGGTGAAGAAATCTCAGAGGATGGGTTTGACATTGATGACTACCTTTATGGAGAACCTTTTGAGAATCTTGCGGATGTCTTCACTTTTTGTGACGATACGGATTCCCTGACATACGGTGACAACGGCGACGGTGAATATTACTTTTATTATCCGCCCTCTTATCCGTGGGAACGGACAGAAAACGAGCCATCAAGCATTGCGGAAGTCCACGAGCGAGTTATCGAGGCCGTCCTCCGGCTCTGTGATATGACACGAGAGCAGGTCGAGGACTTGATTGACAATGATATCTATGACTACGGTTGCGGTTAATCAGGAGGGCACCTTCATGAGTGTAAGCATCATTGGGAACAATGTCTTTGTGAACGGGGCTGCTCTGCCCCCGATTCCCGGCGCAAAATCAAGCGTGAACCTTTCACAGGTCGGTAATAAGTTGTATGTCAACGGATATGAGTACCGCAATGGACACTGGAAGCGGACGCTGCGTGCAATTATTCACGCTTTGTTTTGAGGTGCTCCCAAATGCGTAAATGTACTATGTGTCAAAACCATGACTCCTGCTCTGAGCAAAGAAGAAGAGAGTGTCGTGTCCGTGATTATCTCTTTTTCCGCCCCGCTTTTGTTGGTAGGTGTGATAACTGCGGTGCCCCATTGTATGCAGATAGCGTTCGCTACGAAGCAACAATTGGCAGGCAGACGCTGGAGTTATGTGAAAGTTGCTGTAAGAAAGTGTAGGTTGCTATGAACACAATGCTTTTCCCTGAAGATGTCGCCAATGTAGTTCAGTCTTTTTACCTCTGCAACAAGGACGACGAGGCGACAACCGACTTGCTTTTGGCCGTCGGCGCCGAACTTCTCGACATCTCTACCGACAAGATGCTGGAGATGATTACGGAGGGATTCTGATGAAGAGTGGCGATAATCGTATTACCATTGAGTTGCCTAAAGGGTTGAAGCTGGTTGCAGAGCAGAATATTGACCCGGAATATCAGAATGAAATCTATGTTGGCATCGAGACTCCGGACGGAATTTGGCACCAGGACTTAGTCGTTATTAGGAACGCATACTCCATTGACGATAATCTCATTGTTAATTGGAACCCTGGCAAGTTTGAGGTTCTCGTCTATGCAAATAAGGACGATGAGGATTATACAAACAAATTCTCGGTTGAACTTCGTGACGATGAGGAGCAGCTTTCTTTGCCTCCGCCAAACCGATATCAAGACAAAAAGCGGTGGTAAGGGCGGTGATTATATGAGGTGTGGAAATATTCGGATTCATGTTGAAATCCCTGTATATGCGGACAAAAACCACTGTTTTTGCGATGATAACCATGTTTCCTATTCAATCCCTGCCATTCGTAAAGCCTGTGAAACTGCTTCAAACTTACCAATTATTCAGTATGATGAACAAGGGACAGAAAAAGTCGTGGGCGTTGCACAATCAATTAAATGGAATCCGCATGGTTTTATTGAGGTGGACGGACAACTGTTTTTTGGAGGGACAAGTGAAACTGTCGAGTTAGGGAAAGGTGATTGCGTCGTTTCAATGGAACTCAGCACAGTCGGACTTGGATGAGAGGGGGAGAATTCACGATTTCTATGATGAGCAAAGAAGAAATGCAGGTGTTCAGCAAACTGTTCAGCCAGTATTGTAGGCAGGAAATCAACAGAGGACACTGTGAGCCAGACTGCTGCGACTTCTGTCCTGTCAATAGTGCATACGATGAAATCTTTAATCGTTTCACAGATGATGAAGGAGATAGCGATGACGATGACGAGTAGAACCTATTATGAAACCGGCATTGAAACGCCGGAAATCCTTGGCTCTGGTTCTTCATTCTCCAGCGTTATCACAACCACTGATGAGAATGAGGCGTTTCAGGCGTATCGTAGCGGCAACCGCAATTACCTGTTGAGAGCAACCTACAGTATTGATAGGCCGAGAATGATTGAGCGGTGGGACGAAGAACAGGAATGTTGGAGAACATGAAAGGTTAATTCTATGAGATGTCCATACTGTGAGTCTGGGACAAATGATTTT